GGAGACGGAGCTTTACGTCGAGGTGAAGTTCAGAGCCGTGGGCGAGTGCATTTGCGTTTCCAGACCGCAGATTCCAGGATTCCAAGGTTCGGTCGGCGCCGACGTCGACGATCTGGTCACGTTCAAACCGTTCGATTTAAAATTATCCACCGAGTGTGTTTTCCTAGACCCGGTGGAGAAGATTAAGGTTCAGAATTCGGCGTTCGAGTTTCCCGTGACGCAGATCCAATACGACGACGCGTTGGTCGAAGAAGAGTTGGACTTCAAGAAGCGATTACACTTCACTAACCTCGTGCAAGAGCTCTACTTTTTCGTCACGTACACCGCGAACAACGCGTTCGGCGGTACGTTCAACTACAACGACACGCCCGTCGACGCCGCCGGTCAACCCGTGGACCCTTCGTTGAGAAACGAACACATTAACTACGTCACGCTCACCCTGGACGGCGAGGAGATCTTGGACGAGCACACGGGCTCGCCGCATTTTCTGCGCATCATCCAGCCGAGGCTCCACCACCGCAACACCCCCATGACCAGACGATTTTGCTCGTATAGTTTCGCGTTGTACCCGAACGACAACGGCACGGGCTCCGGCCACGTCAATTTTTCGGTCGTGAAAGAACCCATCCTTCGGTGTAACCTGTTTACCGGTGCGCACGACGACGTGAAATACGATCGACGGTTTCACATCCTCGCCAAGACGATGAACTTCATGCGGATCAAGGATGGGCGGGTATCGCAGGTTTTTGATTACATGATTTAAACAGGTTCTTGTGTTCGGCGATGTAGTCGATGATGGAGTACTTGATGCACCATTTGATGAAGTTCAGCTGCGCGAGAGTGGTTTGAATTTCTTGCGACGTCTCCGGGATTCGGTAATTGAACTTCTCGGCTCGACAGAAAGGATCGAATAATTTCTTGCTGTAGCCGTCTAACGAAGCTTTGTACGCGCAGTGCACCGTGAACATCTTGCCGTCTTTGGTCTTGAACGAAGTGTGATTTTTTTTTGCGTAATTCGTAATGAACCACTCGAGGTTACGGAGAGAAATGCCACCGCTTTTGTTAAGTATGGTCAGTAGTTTATTCCTGTGGTGCTCTTCTTTGTAGAATTGATTTATGGATGATAGAAGAATGCTTGTCTTGTTCATTATTACAATAATAAGGCGCTCAATTCTATAAGTCCCTTTCGCCCGCGTTCACACGCTGGACACCCCGGGACGTTCATGAGTTCCGATCCGTGGTTGTGTCCGTTCACGGTATCACCTAACCGCCTGCATTCGATATCGCTCCCCTGATTCTCGTGAAATTTGCAGTACCCGTTGTGTACGGCCTTGAACCCGCACCTCACCTTGGACCCGTCTCGTTTCGTCTTGTGACCCCTGCATCTGTGTTCATCGCTGAGTTTGGGGATATCATGTAACAGTATGTCTAGGGGTATCTGGTGCTTTTTGGAGATGTTCTCGAGGGTCTGCGTGAGTTTGTTCTGGACCTCTTCCTCCACAAACTCAGCCACCAATTCATTGAGTCCGTACGACCCGATGTGGTCGACGAGGACCTGGTTCACCAACTTAGTGATCTTCGCTTCCATCTTCCCTACGTCTCTTTCGCGCGAACTTTTTAAATAGGTCGACGATGGAGTTTTGCTTCGGGTCCCTCTGTTTCGGCGGCGGCCCCAACATGTCGCCGAAGATATCCTGTCGGACGTTCTCGAACAGGGGGTCGAGGAGATCGCACACTGGATTCAGAAACTTGTTGACGAAGTAGTAATGGTAATCCACCGGTATGTTGTGTTCCTCGACGTATTTCGGGTCCTCCGACTTCTCGAACGCCTTCGCGCGATGGTCGCCGGTGCACGTGAGGAGGTACGGCACCCTGTCACCCGATTGCGGTTCGCTGCCCGGTTTGCGTTCGCGCATTTTCAAAACCACCTGAACGTGCGCCTGATTGATCAGCGCGCTGTCGGGTCCGTTGATGCTGACGGATTCGCCCTTGACCTTGTAGCTGTCCGATAGACTCTGACTCAGGATCAACTTTTCGTGCGGGACCTCGCCCGCGAGAAGTTGCGCGGCGCGTTTCCGGGCGAGATCCCTCGGCGGCCCCGTGTCGGGTGCGTCGAGCACGACGTCCAGTAATTCTCGCATGCATTCGCGCACGTGGGGTGTGTTATCCCTTCGAACCAACTGCAAACCCTTGACGTCGACGTAATCCATGTGCATCTGATCGTCTTTGCCCTTTGTCCAGAGCTTCGCCGCGTACCGCTTTTTAGAGTAGAGAAAGTACGGGTGGTACACCTTCTCGAGTTCCAAATTGTTCGGTTTCTTGAAGAGAGCCGAGCACTCCTCCGCCGCGCGCTCGCCGAGTTGCCAGCTGTATTCGATCGCCTCTTTCCCTTTACGACCCTGAACATCGAATTCCACCATCACACTGTCCGTGTCGCCGTACCTGACCTTCGCCCCTGGAAAATTGGCTTCGACGTAGTTCTTCGTCTCCTCGATCATGCCTCGGCCTCGGCACGTCGTCGTCGAGGCGATGGGGACGCACGGTAAAATCCCCTTTCCCGCACCGGTGAAACCGTAGATGGAGTTCATCGATACCTTGTACGCGAGCTGTTTGCCGTTGTACACCTCTTTCATCCCGCCGGTGGCCGCGGCCATGTCGCGCTTGGCCTTCTTCCTGAACTGTTTCAGTTCCAGGAGAATACTCGGGAGCAGGCTCGGGATATCCTGTGCGAACTTATACGTCCGGGAACCGACGGTGAAGGTCTCGTACGTCACGCCGGGGACGTTGCCGTACTTGGCGTCGTCCATGACCAACGTCGAGTAACACAGGTTATGCGCCATCATGATCGAAGGGTACAGGGCCTCGAAATCGAGCGCCGTGATCGGCGTGTAGTACGCACCCTTCTGCGCCTCTAAGACGGTCGCACCCTCGTACGGTTCCTCGGGAATCGAGCCGTGTTTGATCGTCGGGACCATGTACCCGAGCTCCCTCGCCTTCTTACACAGCTGAGAGAACACCTTGATCTGCTGCCCGCGCTCCACCAGGAAAGTCAGGGGGACCCAGGTCGCCTTCGCCATCTCGAGTAAGTTGAGGAGCGTGCACAGTTTCTTCATGAGCTTGTGCGGGAGAAGGGTATCCTTGATGCAGTACTCGGCGACCTCCCCGAGCTTATCGGCGTCTCCCTCGACGAAGCGCGCGAACATCTCTTTGGCCGGCATGTCGATCTTCTGATCGCCGAGGTACAATTTCGACACGTTGTTCAGGGAGTACGAATCAAGCTTGTACCCCTTCTTCACTTCGTGAAAGAGATCGAAGATGAACCGACCCGACATGGGGAGTAACTGCAAAAAATTATCCCCGAGGGCGCTCGAACTCAGTTTCTTCTGCACGAGGTTGGATTGCGCGGCCTTCAACTTCCCCAGCTGGGAAAACTCCCAGCCGCACCTGTTTTTCGCGGCCCTCTTGTGCAAGTACGCCAGATCGAACCCGAATATGTTCCACCCCGTCAGGATGTCCACGTCGTGACGCTGCACGTAGTCCCTGAACGCCAGGAGGAGTTCTCGCTCGGTATCGAAACTCGCGACGTCCTCACCAGAGGTTTGTTTATAGCAGAGGCAGGTTCTCTCGTAGGGTTCGTCAGTGCCGAAGGTGCACAGGGAGATGCCGATCTGAAAGCACGCGTCTCCGGGCACGTCGGCGTCGGGAAATTTTCCGGTCGAAGAGTGACACTCGATATCGAACGACGCGACCACGAACGGCGCGATATCGTCTCGGTCCACAGGTTTGAGCTGTCTCCAGTCGTTACACCATAGGTCGATGTCCACGTTCGCTTCTCTGGACCGGGCACATTCGGAACCCGTGTCGAGCCACCCGGTCGATTGGATCCCGGTTCGGTGCATCAGGCGAAGCACCGGATCGAGGTTCGCCTCGTAGACTTGGTACTTCTCGAACTCGGGCGTGTAGGAGAACGCGCTGTTGACGCGTCGTCTCGCCTCCAGGTTCGAGAAGTTCAGGTGCATGAAGAAGCACTCTTCGTTGTTCTGGAAACCCCACACGTCCTTCTGTTTCGTAAGTGAGTAGCTCGTCACGCAGTCCTTGGTCTTTTTCATCGCGCACAGCTTTTCGTAGATGTCGTCCACGTCGGAACGCTTCGTTCCCGGCGGGAGCTTGACGAAAAAGTACGGCTGAAACGCTGTCGTGACGCACACGGACTTGCCGTCTTCGGTCTTGCCGAAGATGCTGATGAGGTGCTGGTCATCGGCATCCCGGGCTTCCCAGGTCAACGCTTGGAAGACCACCATTGACTTACCAAGATATCTCGCCATTTTTTTAATATCATCGTATTATAACAAACATGTCTGCTGCTTTGATCGATCTCGTGAGCGTAGGTGTTCAGGACGCGCACCTCACAGGTTCACCGGAAGCATCGTTCTTCCGCCAGTCGTATCGACGCTACACAAACTTCGCGATGAAGCCCGAACGCCTGGACTACATCGGCACGTTCGGCGCCGGCAACGAGGTCGTCATCCCGATTAAATCGAAGGGTGACCTTCTCAGTTACGTGTGGATCGAGGGTACCGGCCTCGCCACCACCCAAGACGACGCGAACGGCTTCTTCCAGCGAAGTGCCACGGACCTCACGGAGTTTTCCCTCTGGATAGGTGGTCAGCTCGTCTGCACCATGGACGCCATGTACATCCAGGGGGTTCACAACCCCCTCATGCGCGATTCCTCCGCCAAGGCTTCTTTCTGCGTGTCACTGAACCACAAGAAGGAAAACCATTCCGGTAACTATTACATGTTGCCCTTCTTCTTCTGCGAAGATTGGTCAAAGGCGCTCCCGCTCTTGGCACTCTCGTATCACGAGGTAGAAATAAGGGTTAAGTGCCGCGGCGGTAGTTTCGCACCCAGCGTCCCTCCGAAGGTGTACGCTAACTTCATTTTTCTGGACAGCGACGAACGGAAGTTCTTCACCGAACGCGAGCACGAGCTTTTGATTACGCAAGTCCAGAACCAGCGTTTCGATAAGAGCGACAAGACCGTAGATATCACCTACTTCAACCATCCCTGTAAGTCCCTGCACGTCGTCAGCGGCAACGCGAACGGTCAGGTGTGGAACCACGCCACCGACGGGTACATGTTCGGCACCTCCTCGTTGTACATCAACGGCAACGCGCTCTTCGAGAATACCTCCGACACGTATCACCATGACGTCGTCCCGGAAATGCACACCACGGACCTGCCGGATAACATCTTAGACGACCTTACCACCTTCAGTTGGCCCTTCTGCTTGACCATGAGCAAGCAACAGCCCACGGGCAGCTTAAATCTCAGCCGGATTGACACGGCGAAACTCACCTTCAGCAACCCGCAAAACGGAAACCATCACCACAGAGTGTACGCAGTCAACTACAACATCCTACGCGTTCGCGACGGACTCGGAGGAGTGGCTTACGGGAACTAGTTTAGGATTTCCGCGGTTTTCTCGTACATGCGTTTCGCGTGGAACGTCTTATCTTTCAGATCTTCCCAAATCGTGAGTCGGTGTTTCAAAAACTCTTTGAACCTCTCCGGGTCACGATCGGATTTGTATCGTACTTTCCCCCCCTTGAGCGCCTTTTCCATGGCGGCTCGACGGCTCGCGGTGTATTTCGCCTCGCGCTCGGCATATGTGAGTCTCGGACCCCCCGTGTCCTCTTCGGTTTTCATTACATGTAACGCAAATTATTTCTTTATGCCGTCAGGTACCTCATCACCGCCACTTTAGAACGCAAAACTTCCTGTTGAACATTCTTCTTCAGCTGACCTCTGGTGTCACAGTCTTCGAACGGTAAAAGCTTGCCCGTCTTCTCATCGAACAACTTCCAGTACCTGTCGGTCCGGCCCTTGGATTTGACCGTGCACACGTAGAGGTTGTCCGGACACGACACTGGAGCATCTGTTAAGGTTTCATACTTCTGCCACCCAGGTCCATGCCGAGTCGCTTTCCACGCGTTGACATCGGTGGTACATTCATAACCGTTTTCATCTGTCCAGTATTCTTCCTGTTCCTGTGCCTCGGGCTCGGCCTCGGCCTCGGGCTCGGCCTCGGGCTCGGGCTCGGCCTCGGCCTCGGCCTCGGGCTCGGGCTCGGCCTCGGGCTCGGGCTCGGTCCATTCTCTATTTCTCTTCCTGATCTTCTTCGAAATGGTGTTTCCCGTATCGACTTCGTACTCCTGTACTGTGGGGTTGTGGGGGTCAAACGTGACGCACTTATCTAGCACGATGGGGCTCTGGGATGGGCCAGCTGCTCCGGCTTCGGCTCCGGCTCCGGCTCCGGCTTCGGCTCCGGCTCCGGCCGGGAGCGCAGCTTCAGCGGTCATCTCCACTGATATACCCAGGTGAATTTCCTTGTTTTCATGAATTCCGTCGTAGCGGTCGAGCATTCTCACCGCATGCACAATAGGCACAGGTCGCACCTCCTCAGGGATGCCCTCAGACTCGAAAAACTTGTCCCAAGCGTCGCGCATTTTGGGTTGGGTGCGAAGGTCGTCGAGGTAGACGCTGACCCTGAGTAAGTGCTCGAGTGTAGTGCCAGCATCGCGCAGCAGACTGTTCAGGTGGAGCAACGCACCCGTCGTCTGCTGCTCAATATTCTGCTCGACGAAAGGGGGCGAAAAGACGTGAGCGATACGGGGGAGATAGACCGTCCCGTTGAAGATGACGATACCACTCGGCTTTATGCGCTTGATATCTTGATCCCGTAGCTGCCTAACCTCCTCTTTCAGCTTCGCATTCTCATCTTTCAGCTCACGAATGATTAGGTTCACACTATTCGTGCTTTTTAAAAGGTCCTCAACATCCTTTTGCAGGTCATCGAACCCTTTGCTCGGAGCCCCTTCTGACATTTTTAGGGTTTCGTCACTTGAGTTGCTTTTTCTGACTGGGTTTTGAGAAGCGCGACGTCGCGCGCGCACAGAAGTTGGTCTTTTGGACCCTCGAACCAGATCCAACGCTCCGTTCGCGCCGGTTTTGAAGTCGGTGAGGGCGAGTCGCAGTGCCCCGGAGCGTGTGCGCGCTGAGAAGTGACCCCGTTTCGCCAAAAATTAGGGTTATCTACAAAAATTTATTTTGGCGCGCGGCGCGTTGTAAGTTAATTTTCTACTATAAAAAGCCGGATCCGACTCCTCGATCCTCACTTCCACCAGCACTCGGCACGAATCCGGACACCCGGTGGAATTTCAATTCATTGGGAAATTAACTCAAGAATTGTTGAGTTAAAGTACGAAAATCTCGTCGATTTTATATGGGGATTTTCTGGTTTAATTTTACGAGTTAAACATGCGTTCATGCGCACCTAATTGTGAGCAAGGAGCTGAATAAATTTTCACCCCCCCCACCCTATCGTATTTTTTTAGGTTATGGGTTTGGACGATACAGCGAACGATGAACCTGAGGGACGCGCGGGGCTCCCCGACGAAATCGTCGTTGGAATGGATGACTTGGAAATATGGGCAGGAAACAGACAAACTGGCGAGTCTCTGACGCACGCTCACTTCCATGAGCTGAGCGAGTTCGTCTTCTACTTCTGCCAACCGGCCACAACTCTCCTCGGCGGGGACGGTGACTTTTACACGCTCGTCTGTAACGCTCTTCCGGCTACTCGAAACCCGTCCTATAGGAATGATCTGGTCAGCTTCGCCGTGACGATTTGGGTCCAGAACGAAGCCAATCAACAGAAGTACTTTACGCCGGGCGGTGACAAGTTGGCGCGGAAGCTCTTTATGGACGCCTTACCCCCGGCAGACATGGTGAACCCAGAGTTACATGCTTTGATCGAGCTCATGAAAAAGTTCGACAAACCTCACCAGAAGATGGGGTTTTGGTGCATGGGCGTGCGACGTTTGAGGATGTACGGCGTCGACCTTGCCCTTTCTCCCGACACGCCAGACTTCGGCCGCGTGATTTACAATAAGGCCGTGCGTCTTACCCTCGAGGAGTCATGCCTCTATGCCTCGATGAGGTCATCGTGCCCTAAACGACCCATGCCTCTTCTTAATGGCGACGACATCGACATGAAACAGATCCTATCTAATTGGGAGGCTGATAAAAGAAATGGATACACGAAGGACTGTACTTCGGTAAAAGATGCGGCTTCATTTTTTACCGAGGCGATGACGTTCCTCCACGTACTCGCACTAGACGCTATCACCTTCCGGGCGCAGCATAAGCGACTGCAAAAGATATACTGCGAAGAGTTTCCGGAGCTGATGCATGACGTTGTGGACTCGCAACTGCCCGAAGACGTCGAGCAAATGTTAAAGGAAACGCCGGCCCCCGATCAACTACGGTTCGTGGAAACGTTGAAGCTTAAGGCTCACACGCACAAAGTTCTCGGCAATACGCTCGATACCACCTTCTTACGCCAACTCAATCACGAGATTCGCCAGGGGCTCACGCAGCCGATGTACGATGGGTGGGCGCGTGTTTTTAAGTTGCGAGACAAGGACCGAAACATGCCCCTTTTGAAGATGGCCGTCAACTGGGCATACCTTTGCACGTTCATATGTCCTTCTTTCGATGAACATGCCGACGAAAAGTGCAAGGAACAAGTCGCACTCGCGAAAGATGCGGCGAAGCGTCTACAGGACGTGTGCGACACGAACATACTCATGGATGGCGGCAAACTGAATCCCACCTTTTTGTGATCACTCCTCGCTTCCCGCCAACCTGAAAAGGGTCTCGACATCGAGGAAGTAATCTAGACTCGCGTTTACGTAATTCCCACCGTAGTTCTTCTGTAAGATCGAGTTCGTGTCATACACTACCAGCAAGGCGAAAATAATCGTCAGGATTTTAGCGTAGGACCTGTTGGGCTTCATGAGGCGCGCGATCAACACGCCGAGGAGAGCGACGACGAGGACGAAGCCGAGCGTATCGAGCTTGTACCCCATCTGCACCGTCAGGACGCCCGCGGCGAACATGCACGCGAAGATGGTCGCTGTCTCCACGAGTGCCTCACGCACGTCCTTGACCTCGTTCATGATCATGCCGAAGATGTAGGCCATCGCCGTGAAGAGCATGACCTTCACCGGCAGGGAGAACCGAGCCAGAATCAGTGTGAAGAGTAGGACAACCGACGCACCCCAATAAAGGAAACGCTGGGATTCGGGAACCCTGTTCTTGGTCCCCTGGAACATGACAAAGAGTTGAAACAGCAGGTGTCCAAACACGGACGCCATGAAGGGAATCTTCTTCTTCAAATCACTCATATTTACAATTAGGGGTACATTTTATTTTTTCAGGTGCTTGGCGAACAGGTATCGAAGAAGACCTTCAGGAATGCGGTACCGGTCGAGGGTGTTGGTGACGTCCTGAGCGCCGCGAACCCTACTCGGCGTGGTGATGCCGATTTGGAACTCGTGCACCGTGAACCCGGGGATATCGATCTTGCACCTACACTTATGATCTTCCATGTCATCGCGGTTGGTCCATATGCGGGTCGGCTTTTTGTACTTGAACCCGAACCGACAATAGTCGAAGCGGTACGACTTGAGGTCCCGCATGCACGAAAGGTCTTTCATGGCGGATGTCCAAGGGTTCTCGATGTACCACTCCTTCGGCTGGAAGTAGTCGATGATTTCCAAAACGCGTTCGACGTATTTGCTGTTATCCTTACGGACTTTATCGAGGGCCGCCCTGGTTTTGTACGCGCGGTTCGGGCCGACGTTGGTGGTCTGCAGGTTCGAGTACACCTTACACTCCGGCGACGCCCAGATGAGATGGAAGTACCCCCGCGGGTACTGCTTAAAATCGAAATCGAGGATATCGCAACAGTGTGTGGGGTTAAAGCTCTCGAGTATGTCGAGGCTGACGACCTTGTGGCCTGCGGGTTCGAAGATCTTAGACACGCTCCCCGTACCCTTGAAGAGTTCCAAGACGCGCATCTTTTACCATGGCCTGCGGTTTTATTTTTGAAAATTTCGCGGGGCTAATAGTAAAATGGAGCGCGTGGTCTTACGTCCGAGTCCCTCTGTGCAGCACAAGTACAGAGTCATGTTCCGTGACAGGCGTTCGATCGATTTCGGGGACGTGTGCACCCCGCACTATCCCGATCACGGGAATCCCAAGGTCATGCGCGCGCAACTTCTCAGGAAGGGAGCGATCCTTCCTGAGGAGCTGCGGATAGAGACGGATCCGGGTGAGATTCACAGAGGTATGCTGAAGATACAGGAAAGTTCCATCGAGGATTGGCATGACATTTACGGGGCGGAATACTGGGAACGCTGGATCTTATACGCGCATACCTCTGTCACGAAAGCGAAGTTATCGATGGTGATGAGCCACGGGGTGCTCTTCGTGCCGGCGGCTCAGGACCTGTGGAACACGTAGTTGAAGCCCTTATTCCCCCACCACCCCACGTTTTCTGGAATGACGAAATGATCGTACCCGTAGTTGGAGAACAGGGAGAGTATGCGATCCTTATCTTCGTTGGTGTGGAGAATCTCCACCACGAAAACGGTCTCGCCGCTCTCCAAACACATCTGCGCACCCTGAAGGCAGTCATACTCGTGACCCTCCACGTCGAGGTGCACGAGCTGAACGCCTCTCTCCGACGACGCGAATATTTCGTCTACGGTGCACGACTCTGTTCCATCTGTGCCGAATCTGTATGTCTTGTTATTAAAAATCTCGGAGGGAGAGTCGGTCGCGCACTTGTACCGACTATCGCTCGTCAGGCACTTATTAATAACACGGACGTTCTCGACGGCCCGCCGCCGAATGAAATCGCAATTTTTCTTGGACGGCTCCACCGCGAACACCGTACACTCCGGGTTCGCCTCCGCCAACTGGATCGCGGTATCGCCCAACCACGCGCCCGCGTCGATCACCACCGGACGGTCCATTTTCATCACGGTCTCCGCCATGAACCGGTGCGTCATGGGCTCGTGGAAATTCTTCGCGAAATGGAAGAGGAGGGATTCCAACATACTATTACTTGACATATTTTTTCTTCTCCTCGTCGCTGAGCTCGCGCCACATCTCGCCGAGCTTTTTGCCGACCTGACCGAAACTGAGGTCGGGGTTTTCGGCCACCACCTTCGGTCGCATTTTCTTACAGAAGACCATGTACGGTCCGGGTTCACGCTTCTTCTTGGATTCAGTGGCGCCCATTGTCATTATGATGGTACCTCGCGTCAATTCTTTAAGGCAGGGTTGGACTTGGAAAAGGTGAGTGCACAGATCCCGTAACATGAACAAAGATTGCCCTCTCGTTCTTCATGGCGTGCATGCTGGGAGCGGGGTTCGAACCCGCGAGGCTTGCGCCAGACGATCTTAAGTCGTCCCCCTTAGACCACTCGGGCATCCCAGCGTACACATATAAATAATGTATCCTTTAAGTAAAGAATGCCCCTGAATTTCCAAAAATCCAGGTGGGTCCACGGACCTACCGAAAATGAATTGAAAAAAAGGAACAACGCCGTCAGGAAGGAACTTAACGCGAAAGGTATTCCGCGCAACGTGGTAAATGAAGAGATTTTGCGCAGGGTAAAGGTGTATAATAACATGATGTCTACTTTTTACCCCCGAATGTACCCCCAAAAGGAAAACTTGTCAAATAATGTTAAACTTGAGATCTCAAACTTCATCAGCGACGGGCGAGTGTTTAACCAGCGAAAGCGAAAAGCGCTCGTGGAACTTATGCTTAGATTTACGGCTGAGTGGAGTTGGGGGGAGAGGGGTCAGGTTCAAATATTTTGGGAAATATTAGCTCTTAAAAATGAGGACGTGATCAGATATATCAAGTACATGGCAGACTTTTTCGGGGTTTTGGGGTTGGAAAGTGTGTACCTTGACCTTGACGAACGAGATCCATGGGCGCCTCATTTCATCGCTAACTTAACCTATAAAAGGCGACGGGGCCCCATACGGGAGGATCCGGGGGCTGTTCGCGTATTGAAGAAGAGGACCGCATTCCTGAAAGAAATGATGAAGGTACAGAAGAAATATAACAGAACAGTATATATCCGGGATCTTCCTCGAAATATACGAAATAAGATCCTGTACCTTCCTTATGCATCAGGGAGGTTCCCTCCACATCATATATGGCGCCATATGGAAAAAGAATTCCCTCTACCGCCTCACCCAAAAACGCCTCACCCAAAAAATGCTGCGACAAAGATCCAATCGGTGGTCCGTGGAATGCGCAACCGGAAGAAACTTACCACGATGCGAAAAGCGGCCACGACGATCCAAAAAACGGTACGGGGGGTGAGTACCCGAAAGAAAATGAAGACCTTTTTGGCGGGTAGGGTCAGTCTGAAACGAAAAAGATCTCCGCAATAGGTAAAGAATGCCACTGAATTACACAAAATCCAGGACGACCACCGCTTACGGACCTACCGAAAATGAATTGAAAAAAAGGAACAACACCGTCAGGAAGGAACTTAACGCGAAAGGTATTCCGCGCAACGTGGTAAATGAAGAGATCCTCGGCAGGGTAAAGGTGTATAATAATGTGATGTCTCGCAAACTTCAGTATCCTATCCTCAATTTTAACCGTAATACGCGACTTTTGAGAGATATCAAAGTGAAGAAAATGAAGATCGCAAACTTCATCAGCAACGGGCGAGTTTTTAATCAGCGAAAGCGAAAAGCGCTCGTGGAACTTATGCTTAGATTTGATATGGGACAACCAGCTCACCGGGGGGGTCATATATGGGAAATCTTAGCTCTTAAAAATGAGGACGTGATCAGATATATCAAGTACATGGCAGACTATTTCGGCACAGATGGGGCTTACGAAAGGACGAATTATGATTCACATTTTTTGCCTCATTACATCGCTAACTTAATGTATAGGCGGGGTTATAGGGTTCAACGGGGTCCCATACGGGAGGATCCGGGGGCTGTTCGCGTATTGAAGAAGAGGACCGCATTCCTGAAAGAAATGCTGAAGATTCGTGACAAAGTATGGCTGGGAGCACTCACCCGGGATAATCTTCCTCGGAATATGCGAAATGAGTTCCCGAATCGCAATGTTTCGAAAAAAGATATGTGGCGATACATGCAAAAAGAATTCCCTCTACCGCCTCACCCAAAAAATGCCGCGACAAAGATCCAATCGGTGGTCCGTGGAATGCGCAACAGGAAGAAACTTACCACGATGCGAAAAGCGGCCACGACGATCCAAAAAACGGTACGGGGGATGAGTACCCGAAAGAAAATGAAGACCTTGGCGGGCAAACGAAAAGCGCCCACCAGCATAAAGACCACGAGCGCGAAGAGAACAAGGACGAATCGATGAACGTCGTCACCCCCCGCGCCGTCGCCAAGCCTTCGTCGGATTACCGCCGACTGAAACGCACGCTCAAGAACAGCACGGCGGGATACGGCTCGGCGCTTTCGGCTTCGTATTTTATCACGCAAGGCGCCGAGCAGGGCGTCTCCGCGATGTTAGGCGCGGTCGCGAGTTACGCGTACGTCTCGCTCCTCAGCGACCGGGTGGATAAGTTCGAGGAGACGGTCCTCCAAAAGGAGTTCTTCGCACCCCTCGGGGCGGCGGCTTTCGAGGTGACGTGGAACAACGCGCCGTTCGGGTTCGATTTCGATTACGGCGCGACCTTCGTAGGTTTCTTGGCGTATAAGTTCGCGCTGACTACGATCATGTACGAGACCCTGCGCGAGATCATGGTCGACGAAAAAAAATAATCAGGTATATTAGAATGTCGGGCGGAGCCCTGGCGCAGCTTGTATCCCGTGGTGAAGCAGATAAGTATATCTCGGGTGAACCGAACACCACGTATTTCAACACGAGATTCAAGCGACCGACGAACTTTTCGCTGTTCACGAAACAGCTCACCGTCCAGATGGAACCCAAGGGGGGCGGCATGTCTTCCGTCAAGATCAACAAGTACGGCGACCTCTTGTCGTACATGCACCTGGTCACGAAGTTGGCGGGAGAAGTTCAACTCATCGACGACTGGACGCAGGTCATCGATAAGTGTGAGCTCTGGATAGGCGGTAGATTGGTCGACAGCCAAAGTAGCGAATTTTGTGAATCGATCGCCATCGACCTTTTCGCCAACAGCTATTCCAAATCGTTTCAGGCGAGTCTCCACGGCGGTTTAGGTTCCCAATCCTTCTTCTACCCGTTCCGGTTCTTCTTCTGCGAGCTCTGGCAGACGGCTCTTCCTATTGTCGCGCTTCAGTACCACGACGTGGAGCTTCGCATTTACTGGAACGAATCCCTCGACACGAATAGAACGTACCACGTCAACGCCGCCTACGTCTTACTCGACGACGAGGAAAGGAAGCACATCGCGTTCAAGGAGCACGACATGCTCATCTTTCAGGTACAGGAGAACGTGGCGAGTCAAACGAACGTCCACGAGCTCGTGTTCAATCACCCGGTGAAATTCATCGCGAGCAGTAACGCCAACGCCACGAATAACCTCGTGTCCAGAACCAATCAGGTGAAGTTGCAGATTAACGGCACGGACGTCGACGACTATAAGACCGGCGTCCCGTATTTCACGGCGATCCCTTCGTACTACCACACGGACTATTCGGGGAGTAACTCCGAGAACTTGTTCCTACATTCGTTCTGCCTCGCCGCAAACAAATATACCCCGACCGGTTCGCTTAACTTTTCCAGGGTCGACAGTGTGACTCTGCACTGTACCGCGCCGATAGACCGTAACATCTATGCCGTGAATTACAACGTGCTCAAAATCAAGGACGGCATGGCCTCGGTGCTTTTTGCAGACTAGATTTATTTGTAACATATGAATAAGGGTATGGGTCGTTCGAACTTTTCCACCAACCAACTGTTATCCGCCCTGACCAAGAGAGCGTATAGCAGGTACCAAGCCCAGACAGTGGATTACCAACACCTCGAAGCGGCCACGACCACCACCGGGTTCGTATCCAACAGGCGGGAATATTCCAGCGCCGCTCTTTTGGCCGAAGAGTATTCCCTGAACAAACAGAACCTCGTGGAATCCAACTACGACCCCTTCCTAAAATCCGTCGGCCAGACCGTTTGGGTCGATCTCCTCACGGATCTCATAGGCGAGAACGCCGGTGACGATTTGGGTCGACAGTTTTCTTTCAGCGGCGACGGGACGAAGCTGGCGGTGTTAGCTGGCACGGAAATCTCGGTGTACGAATTCGACGCCACGTCGGTAGAGACGTCGACCCTGAGTTTGCCCGTCACCTCGACATACGCGTACCCTTCCGGGGGTGCGGACGTGATCACGGGCATCGCCGAAAGTGTGAATCACGTGGTCGCGATGTTAACGCGCACAGTCGGCGGAACGACGTTCGCCTCGCTCCAAAGGTTCGATTCGACCCTGACCACCGCGGGTGTGTACTACCCCGACGTGTGGTCCGGAACCCAAGCGCCGAGCGTGTTCTGTTCGTCGGATGGGAAGAGGGTGGCTCTTTCTTTTCCGGATCAGGGCTTTCGAATTTACGAGTACGATTCGAACGGACAACTCTCCCCTGGCTATTATGTCATCGACGGGACCGAAACAGTCACCTTCACGGTGACTGTAAAGTCGGTTGGGGGAAACAGGTACCACGTCGACGGCGTGGATCGACCTACGCTCACATTCAAGCGCGGGAGCGTTTACGTTTTCGACATGTCCGATGAAAGTAACTTCGGTCACCCGTTGGCGTTTTCGCAGGCGTTCGACGGTGCTTCGAGTTCTTACACGCAGGGAGTCGTGGATAATTACGGGACGAACCCGCCGGGTACCCCGGGTTCCTCGGTGACGTTCACGGTCCCGTCGGACGCACCTTCCCAATTGTACTATTACTGCACCGTCCACGGCCAGAATATGGGCAGCAGCGCCGCATCCACCGTGACTTCGCCGCTACACGGCGGTGCGATGTCCAGGAACGGGCTTAGGGTCGTCACCATGGACGGCACGTACGATGTTCCCGCGGCGGCGCCTACCCAGCCGACCTCACTGCAACGCCTCGCCGCCGTTCCTCGGGTTAACGTGCAGAAGGTTCTGTGTTTGACGTCCGACGGAAACGTCATGGTGGCGAAGATGACCGGCAGTTTATATGTTTTGGTCTGGACTGGCGTTTACTGGAAACAAACCGTCTCGTTTCCAACGAACGAGGTCGCCGACATCACCGTCGACGCGAAATACGTCGTGATCGCGGGGAACTCGAACATCACTTTTTTCAGGTTTAACGACGACGGGTCGTACGAGCAGTACGGCCAAGCCTTGACACACGGTGCACAGTCTGTTTCCCTGAACCAGAACGGCGACCGCGCCATCGTCGGGGAACAGAGTACCGGAAGTTCCCACGTCTACGTGTTCGAGAACGGGAGGTGGTTGCGTATGCGTAACGCGGCGCTGAACATCAACCCCGGCTGCGCGAGAGTCTCGAACGACGGACAGAAGTTCGTGACCGCATCCGACTACGCGATCAGGATCTCACAGGGTTCGACGCAGGTGTCGCAGATTTCCTCGGGATGGAAACGGAGGGGTGACACGTTTCCGATCGCCGCGGAATCTCTCTCCTTATCCGACGACGGTGCGTATCTGATCGTGGGCTTCACCGATCCGCTGACTCTAGACATCGACGGCGAAGCGACCACTACGTTTCGCGTGTACAGCTTCGCGGGCGATCAGTGGTCTCAACACGGTCCGGATATGACCTACCCCGGACTCAGAGATTCGGTGGTGGAGATGTCGCCGGACGGAACGAGATTCGCCGTGTCAGGGGCGGCGAACGACACGGTTCGTGTTTTCAATAACGCGTTCGCCGCGGAAGGGAGAGTCAAGAACATATTGGAAACCCTCCCTGTCACGTTGCAAAAATCTACGTTCGGTGTGAGTGGCGACGGCAGTAGGTTGATTGTGAATGACAGCGTGTACGAAAATCTCGTGGAAACGACCGGCGGGAATTTCGGCGACACCTTCCACCTATCCAAGAGCGGTGACTCCCTCGCGGTGGGTGATAGCGAAACGGTCTCGATGTTTTCGCTGAATTCCCAAGGCGTGGTATCGCAGGTAGGCGGGAGAATCTTACCGACAGATTCCGAAACTTTTAGCGGTCTGATTTTGCGACAAAGCACGGCCGGCGCGGGCGCGACGGTCGACGTGAACGCCGCCGCCGGTGGAGTCTTGAACCTATCGACGACACTCGCGGGAACCACTGAGATAACCAGCTTAACGTACGACTCGAGCGCGACGACCCTTACTTCGACGCGCGAAATCGCCGTGGACGACGCCGAATTCACAGGTTTCAACACCACCGGTGGCGTTGTCTTGAGTAGGAACGGCGCGCGATTAGTCATGTACGATGACCAGGCGATTAAAGTGTACTCCAACGGTCCCGCGTGGACGCTCTTGCGCACGATAACTGGCAACGGACACTTCGTGGCTCTCTCTCCGGACGGATCGCTGATGGCTTTCAACACTTCCGGCAACCTGGAAATTGAAACCACGGACACTGGAACGTCATCTGGGCTTTGGGTTTTCCCGGTGACCGGCGTTTTTGCGTTCAGAGATAACGACACGATCGCCGACATGCAAGGCAGGGTCGTTAGGATTTGGAATTACAACGGTTCGAATTGGGTTCAGGCGTCGCTCACCTTCCAGGTGGGACTGAACGGCCCTGGATATCTCTATTCGATCGATGTTCCCAGTAGTTTCACTCGTATGGCCTGGTCGGGAGACGGGACGAGATTAGCCGCGGGAGATTACGGCTTGATAAACTTGTATCACGACGACCAAACGACCCTGTCGTTTCCCTCCTTCAGCTTCGACCAGACTGGTATTACGCACACGGCTAACCTGCAGGCCGTTTCCGGGGATGGGACCGTGAAGGTGATCGGAACTTCCACCGATGTCCAGATCTTTGAAAAAACCACGAACTGGCCGTCCACCGCGACGTACACGGTGAGCGGCGCGGCCACGTCGATCGACGTGTCGAACGATGGAACGAGGGTCCTCGTGGGCACGACGAGTAAAATGTTCGTGTTGACAAACGCAAGTGGATCTTGGGCACAGCTCGGGTCGGACGTGATCGGCGCTGTCGCGAACGTCGCCATCTCTGGCAACGGGTCTGTAATTTTCTCGGACGACGGTTCGGCGGTGAAATCTTTTGAACTCTCTTCCGGTACCTGGGTCACCTACATCGCGGATTTGACCCTGCTGGCGGGTGGACGTCTCATACCTTCACACAATGGAACTAAGATCGCCGTCAGTAAGAGCACCGCTAGTGGAATATTTTTGAGGTACCTCGTTACTTTCCCGGAGTCCAGCAGCCCCGTGCAGGTGGGATCTACGGTGACGGGCTCCAAGCAAGCGGTCTCGGGCGATGGGAATTTCAAAATCGTCGGTGACCCGACGGACAATGCGTCGACCGGTTCTGTCAAAATTTTCCAGAAGAGTAGCGGAACCTGGTCCGCGACCCCGAACTTGACGCTCACGGGGTCGTCGGTGGGAGACGAGTTCGGGCGCACCGTCGGTATTTCGGACGACGGCAGTTTGGCAATCGTAGGCAGTACAGTAGAAACCGTGGTTTTCAACGTAGGAACAGGTCAGAGTAGGTTCACCGTGACCGGAAACGCGGACATAGTGCAGACCAGTGGCGACGGATCAATAACATACATATACAGTCAGGGCGTCATGAAATCGTATGTGGAATCATTATCTTATGCCGGCGTCTATGGTGCTCACCGCCCGGACGTCATCCAGACGATGACCGGGATAAAGGCGTCCCTCGACGGGTCCATGCTGGCCATCAGTGACCCGGGTGATTGCAAGGTTTTAATAGACACGCCCGTTACACAACGGTACGATTTCGTACCGTCGGGTTCCACAGTCACGACGGTCGACGAGATCGCCATCTCCGGAGACGCGAGCGTCCGTGTCATTGGTGATAAGACCTGGTCATCGTCCACGGGTGAAGTTGAGATTTACGAAAAGGACGTCAACGGGAACTGGCTGGCGAGTCCCACTGCAACCTTCACCGGCGCCGCTACGGGCGAAGAGTTTGGACGGGCATTGGGTATTTCGGAGAACGGTAGTCGCATCGTCATAGGCGGCGCGACGAAGATGATGGTGGTGACAAACGTCAGTGGCTCGTGGGCGCAGTTGGGGTCGGACATCCCCGGCTCCGTGTCGCTGGTGGCGATTTCAGGTGACGGGACGAAAATCTTTAGCGAAGACACGCTGGATTTGCGGTCGTATCAACTCGTCGGTGGAAACTGGACAAAATACGTCGCAAACTTTGAAGGCGCCCTTTCGGATATATACCCCCTGACGAGAATCGTCGCTTCGAACGACGGCGATAGCTTAGCGCTGAGCAAACCCGACCAAAACAGGATCGTCAAGAAGGTTACATATATGAACGGCTCCGGCTCCTTTTTCAGTCAGCACGGTCCTACTATTATTGCGAGTAAACAAGCCGTTTCGGCGGAAACGAAAGTCATCGCGACCTCGACGAGCGTAGAGATATACAAGAATCCAACCATACAAGTGCCCATACCGTATGAACCCAGGTTGAATCAAACGAATATGCAGGTGTATACGTGGCCTTCGACGGCGGCCCATACGATCAGCGAAATCGCGACATCCGTCGACATCTCCGCCAACGGATCGAGGGTGGTCGTGGGCACGGCGACTAAAATGTTCGTGATCGAGTACACCTCCTCGTATTTTGTCCAGTTAGGATCGGATATCATCGGCGCCACGGAAACCGTGGCCATTTCCAAGGACGGTACGAAGGTGATGAGCAGTAACGGACCGGGATCGCAACTGAAGTCGTACGAATACACCAGCGGGAGCTGGGTGACGTACCTTCCGGATCTGGCGGTCAACGCCACGTCTGACGACACGATCATCGCCTCCACGGATGGGGAGATAATCGCCTTCACGTCACGAGGGCAAACGAGTCACCAGGTGTATAGTAGACAATTCCTCGATTTGTACCAGATCGACTTTGTGGATTCGTACAGCGGTATGACCGAGCAGGCCGTCTCGGGCGACGGCCTGGTCAAAGTCGTCGGCGATCCATCTTACTCTTCGTCTACGGGTCGGATCGAAATCTACGAGAAGGTTGGCGTTGCGTGGCCGACCATCCCCGACGCGACGTTTCAGGGCGCATCTATAGATGCAGGTTTCGGGTTTAGCCTCGCGGTGTCCGAAGACGGCACGCGAATCGTCGTATCGAGTTACGCCACGGGCGCCGCCACGCCGAAGGTCGTCGTGATCGAGAAATCGGGCAGTACGTGGCAACAACTCGGTCAGGATATCACGGGGATCAAGGCGAGTAAGGTGGCGATATCCGGAGACGGTGCTTACGTGTTCGCGTATTCCCCGGACGAATACCTTTTAAAATCGTACGAGCTCTCCGGCGGTACGACGTGGGTGACCTATCTCGGGGGCATCACAGCGGATTCGGATTTCTCTAAATTTTCGGTTTCGACCAACGGCGATATAGTCGCCGTGCCTCAGCAATACACGAACAGTCGAATTTACAGTAAGCAGGCGCTGACGAACGCATTCTCGATCGACCAGGACTACCACTACAACACCTCGAGCGGTGAAGGGAAACTATCGGGCAACGGCGCGGTCTTCGTGTACGCGAACACTTCACAAAATCAGATCGAGATATACGAAAAGACGGGTGGGTCTTGGGGCACCTCGCCCGCGTACACCTCGTTTTTATACGATCCACGTGTCGACGTTTCGCACGACGGTCTCCGCGTCCTCGCGTACGATCATATCGGCATGAACGGCTACACGTACGTCTTCGAAAAGGCGTCCGGTGTTTGGAGCCAACTGGGTGGGCTGATACAGGGCGACGGCCCGATTCCGGCAGCCGCTATAAGCGGTGACGGAACAAAGATTCTGAGGTATTCAGATTTCCGGAATCTCGTCGAGTCGTACGAGTTAAGCGGCGGGTCTTGGGTTACCTATTTGGACGATTTCTACGCGAGCGGCGTCGACGACCTCAGGCCTTCATTGGACGGCGATATCGTGGGACTTTCGATACAAAACGCCAGTCGAGTTTTCAGCAAACAACCTTTCGCGCTCACGCCTGGGTATTCCTTTTCGCTCACCAACTCAATACATTCGTCGTCATCATTTCAGCCGCGACAGGTCATTTCGGGGACGGGTGTAGTGAAGATTATCGGTCACCCCGACGACAGCTTCAACGGCAGCTACAGCGGGAAGGTCGATATTTACCGGTTCAGTTCAGGGACTTGGGGTCTGGAGCAGACGATCTACGGGCAATCGTATGATAACCTCGGGAGGCGATTGGCGATATCCAAAGACGGAAGTCGCGCCGTGCTGGGTGGCGGTGGTAGACTACACGTGGTAGACTACACGGCGGGGGGCTCGCCCTTGTGGTCCCAAGTCGGATCGTACATTTACGACTATCCATACTCGTTGAGCATTTCGGGGGACAACACTGTCGTCTACACTCACGATGCAGGTTACCTACGCTCGTACGAATACACCGGCGGAGCCTGGCAAACGTACGCCCAGTCGCTGCCGTTATACTCGTATGATGCTAAGTTCGTCGCTTCATATGCCGGTGATTTCGTCTTGTATGCACCAGAAGCAGGTGACACTCGCGTGTTAAAATTTAGCCTTACGAATTCTTATAACACGACTTCTCGTAACACGTCTGATAACGTCTTCGAGACAAAAATTTCCGGCGACGGCCTTTATGAGGTCCGGGGTAACCCAAGTTATTACTCCGGCGGCGGTAATTACGGTCGGATTCAAATCAGTGAATACGACGTTAACGTTAACTATTGGAATCAAGGAACGCACAACGTATATGCGAACAGCAATAGCGAAAATAACCTCGGAGCTTCGGTGGATATTTCCGAGAACGGACGCGTCGTGTTTGCCGGTGCGAATTTGGTCAGGGTTATTGAGAAAGTGGCTGGTTCGTGGGTACAAGTCGGTTCGGACATAGCGGTGTCGGGGCAGGTGTCGTTTATGAAGGTGGGAATTTCCGGCGACGGAACCAAGATTTATTTTTTCAACGGTGATTCGGGCAACCCCCTGCTGAAGTCCTACGAATACACCGGCGGGAGCTGGGTGCAGTACGCCCCGGACATCGCGTTGCCGGACATCACGCGAATTTCCGCGACGACGACGGGGGATGTACTTGCGCTAAGCAAACAGGGCGATAATCGCGTGTACGAAATACAGACGTCCACAGCCCCGGCTGGTTTCGCGTCTCCGGCGTTGCCGAGTCTCTTAGGACAAACTCCATATTTGAGGTTCGGTCAGTCCGTGGACTGTAGCTCGGACGGTAACCGCGTCATCATCGCCGACGCTGACAACGTCCGAGTTTTCGATTTGAATTCGTCGACGTGGAGCCAGGTGGGAAGTGACATAAGCCATTTGCAACCAGGATATGAATCGTATAGAGTTTCGATTTCTGGTGACGGACAATATATCGCGATAAGTAACCCCAATGAAAACTACAATGCAGGTAGCGTGAGGTTCTATCATTACGATTCATATGCGAGCGACTGGTATCGCACTTTCGAATATCTGTACAATATCGAGGGTGCATACCTTGGGAAGAGTATCGCAATCAGTGCGGACGGAATGTGGGCTGCCTTTAGTATACCGTTTACCAATAGGTCAATGAGATTTGGTGATGTTCGTATCTATCGGAGGAACGGCAATGTTTGGTCGTATTATTCGTACATTTCCCCCTATGATACCTCCCTATCCCAGCAATATAAAACGAGTTTCGGTGAATGCATCGCGATCTCGGAAGACGGTAGCCGCGTCGTGATCGGCGATAATTTGTATTCAGGTCCTAATTCTTCAGGTGTTGTCGCCGTGTTGGAGCGCAACTCTAGTGGCTACTATCAATCGGTGGGAAGCGTCATTTATGGTTCGGGGTACAGTGGGTTCGGTACTCGCGTGTCCATAAGCTCGGACGGAAACCAAATCGTCGCCTCGACAAACAATTCGAACTATGTGAGAGCGTACGAGTACGCGAGTGGCACGTGGAGTGCACTAGGAAACGATATCGTCGGTGCCTCCGGAGAAAGAAAAGGATGCTATGACGTGCGCTTCTCCGGAGACGGTAACTTTTTGGTCATCGGCTCAGTAAACACGTCAACGTCTACTGATATATTCGATATGTACGAGAAGGTCGTGTCAGCGAACGCCCCGGGTGGCTACGATTGGTCGCTCCTGAAATCGACCACCGAAAGTGAGTATACGCTTCGGCAATTCGACGTCGCCATCAGTAGGGGTACCGGCACCGGCAACTACAACGTGTTCGTTTCTGCACCCGAAGTGTCGCACTTGGTGGGGTATTCTAGGGTCGGGAAAGTCGACGTGCACACCTACAGCACGGGGGGGGCAGTGACCACCTGGTCACAACGCGGAGTCGCTCTGCCCGGTGAAAACATCGATATGACCAACGACGGAACCCGCGTGGTGGGTACGGCTCAGGTCTCCGGTGAGGGAAGCTATACATGGAACTCCTTCTACTACGTGTACGACGGTCAAGCGGGTACCTCGGTGCCGTGGATGACGAGTAATACCCTGGAGGTGTCCTTATCCGGAGACGGTACGCGCGCGTTCACGTCGGGACCGAACGATTACCACCGCCTCTGGCAATGGTCCGGTACGGAGTGGCTAAACTCTTCGTATGTGGTCGAGTTCAGTTTAGGTAGGGAAAAAATATCTTCGAATACCGACGGAAGCGTCATCTCTAGCACAAGATACGGCACCGAAAAGATAATTAACATCACCACTACGACGTACCGGGACTACAATAGTTCGCGAGGCACTTTTCAAACGAGTGCCAAAGACGCCCACATGACTGAAGACGCTTCCCGCGTCGTCGCGGTGGGTACTAGCCAGGGAAGCTACGCCTGGAACGGGGTCGATTACGTGTTCGACGGTGACCCCTTAACCCAGCCTCTCGAAGCTCCTTGGGCGGGTGTAGGGGTAGTACATTACAAAGGCAATTACGGGAGATGGCAACGGATCGTCATCTCGCGCGACGGGACGAGGGTTATCGCAGTGTTCGAAAAGGATTCCACGTACGACCAAGAAGTACACTTCTTTTACAAGATCACGCACTCGGGCGGCGTCGAGTGGTCGGACGCGGGCGTCAGTAATCCGATCGTGACGTCATACCACACAAAGAGAGATTTATCAATGGATACTGACGGGGACGTGTTTGGATTTCGCCAAGATTCAGACGTGAAAGTGTACGATGTCATCTACACGCCCGGAGGTTTCGCCGATAGGTACCTTTCACGAAGTACCGCGACTTTTGCGGGAAGGACGATGGACATGTCCGACGACGGGTCGATTGTCGTGACGACCGCCGGAAGCGACGGCTACTATGCATGGAACGGTTCTGACTACAGCGGGGGAACTCCGGCGCCTTGGGTGGCGAACGCAGACGTCGGTTCACCGCCGCATCGCGTGGCCATCTCCGGAGACGGGACGAAGGTCCTCGCCTGTTTCGAGTCGGATTCTGTGCGGCTGTACGAGAAACCCAGCTCCACTTGGACACAGGCCGCCGAGAAAATATTAAGGATCGACGCGTCCTCCGTGAATGTCGACCACGTGTGTATCAACACCACCGGCGACGCGCTTTCGATCTTCGCACCGACCGGTGGTCACACCATTTACACCGTCACGTCTTTCGCCGGAGATGCGTACCTCTCCCGATCGACACTTTCGACCGGTAGAATCCTTGACATGGATAACGCCGGGAACAGGATCATCTCGTTGGATGGTTCGTTCAGTTGGAACGGTTCGGCCTACGCTTCGGATTCTGGTTCGGTACCGTGGTATGGACACGCGTACACGGATATAGCTCTCTCCGGCGACGGCACGCGCGTGATCGCCTCTGAATCTTTCGATAAGATCGATTTTTGGTACAGGTCCGGTTCGAGTTGGCTGACGGGTGTGTCGGACTTCTCGACGTCGCTGTCTCCGACGAAAATCTCTATAAACACGGATGGAAGTTTCTTTGGTTTCGTGGACAACGGGGCGTACTTCCACGACATCGAGTACGTGTCGTATGCGTACGCCCCCCGGGGTTCCCCGATACAGGCTATCGGAGTCATAGACATGTCAAACGACGGCTCACGTGTATACACCATCAATGAGCAGTTTCAATGGGAAGATTCGCAGGGTTGGATTTATCCCCCTGGCCCCCTGGCCCCCTGGAGTACTACGGAGACTGAAAGCAGGGTGGTTCATATTGAAAGATCATATTCAGATCAGGTCGTTGTGATAGTAAGCAATACTTCGAATGTGTTAAGGTTCAGGGCATGGCGTAAACCTTCTGGGTCGTCCAGTTGGTCCGAAATAGCGACGGAATTGCCTTTCAAGACGTTAGCTTCCGGTACTCTGAACGACGTATCGATCGCTGAACCATTTGGTCAAGATAAATTTATCATCGCCGTGCAACATGGGAGCGAGGTTGAATTGTTCGATCTTTATCCTTACTTCACTAACAGTTTTTCCGGATACGACACGTTTCCGATAGAAAGTTCACCTTACACACTTCCGGGTCCAATGATAGACATGACGCCCACGAACGTCGGTACGCTCGATCACGCGGTGATCGCACAACATGCCACGTTTAGGTACAACGGTTCCAGTTATACCTCCAGTCGTCCTCAACCCTGGGACCCCCCGGCGCCGTGGTCCAGCTACGACCTTTTCCAAATTTCTGGAGACGGTCTCAGGGTTGCCGCTATCAACAGTCAGGGGGTGATAAAATTCTGGTACAGATCGTTCCTCGATAATTTTAATTGGTCGGACTTACACGTCAACACACTCTCACAGGGGTCGAGTGCGACTGAGCTGACCATGAACACCGATGGAACCATAATAGGTTTTTGGAGGACCGGTGCCCTAAACGAAGCTGTATTTTACGACATCGTATTCACGCCGACAACTCCCACGTACGTCGTGGTATACGGAAGCCGGGGATACGAAACCGACAACATCATAGACTTTTCGAGCGACGGCAGAACGGTCGTCACCGAAAGCGGTATGTGGAAATCCGAAGACGCGGACGGAAACTACAGTTCCGTCAGTATCAGCGGCTCCAATTGGTTCGGGTCGACCTTCGATGAAGTCGCCATCTCGGGGGATGGGAACAAGGTCGTCGCGAGATCCACGGCCGATGAGTTACATATATGGGAATATCAGACTGACTCGTACGTTCAAACTGGTATCGCTCCTCTCACGACCGCCGATCCGAAGAGTGATTTATCGATAGACAACACGGGCGCTCTCGTAGGTTTCGCGACTACCGGGTCCGTCAAATTCTATTCGTTTTCACCTGTGACCGTGACTCGATTTGAGTACGTACCAGCAGACCTTACCATTACTCCCTTGATTCCCTCGAATTTCACATACGAATGGGATGTGTCGTCAAGGGAGTGGAAGGTCAGTACTCTTACTCCGGCTCAATTTTCTGTTGAAATAGACTTCACCAATTTTTCTGAAGAATACATCACCGGGGGTCCAGGGAGTTTCCCGTGGGCGAATCACACTCAGATCCGAACGTCGCAGGATTTAACAAAGGTTTACGCGGTCGATTCTTCCGGAACCCTCAAACGTTTCACGGACCACGGTGGCCAAAACTGGACTATGAATACCCTCGCGGGCGTCACGAACCCGAGCTCGGTCTCGATAAACACGGACGGCGAATTGTTAGGCATCATAGACAACGGTCAGGCGAAGTTTTACACTTTCTCGTCCACGCAAACGCCCGTGGGTTGGTCCCTTCATTCTTCCGTCACAACCGACAATAATTCTTTTGATATGTCCAACGACGGCGACACGCTCGCGGTCGGCGACACTGGCGTGCGGGTGTACGACTACGCATCCGGGTGGTCGCTTCGTTCGGAAATCGTACCGGGATTCGGTAGCAGTGTTTCCATATCTTCCGACGGCAATAGAATCGCAGCCGCCGGAACTGCGGGTGTGGTGGTTCGCGACTGGGACGGATCGGATTGGAACGATTCCGTGTTCCGACGCGATCCTCAACTTCCGCTCGGTGCATTCGTCGAATACGTGAACATCCCCTTGATTTCTGACCCGGTGTCGTCGATGATGATGAGTTACGACGGAACTGGTTTCGGAATTCGTACCGGGAGTTCAGGGTTTGCCAAAAGGATCGCCATCCGAACGGTCCCCGGCGAAGTCGGATGGACGAATAGACGGAACTCCATACTAACCCTGTCCACCGGTGGAAGTCCGACGTCCCTGCGCAGCTCCAGCGATGGAAACATCATAGCTTTCGGGTGGTTGGATTCGGGGACGGTCAGGGTCAGGGTGTACGATCTCACCTCGCAACTCGGATCGGAGATTTCCGCCGCGGGGGGTTCGTTTTCTATTGACCTGACCAATGCCGGGACGCGTTTAGCCGTCCTCGCCGGTCACGTGGCTCGCGTTTTTGAGTATTCGTCGGGTGCGTGGTCACAGGTCGGTTCGCCGATGTATTTCGTCGCGGATGAAGGCTCGACGATACGGATCAGTGGCGGCAACGGAGAATACGTCGCGCTCGGCATGAACGCACCGGCGGACCCTAAACCGTTTAACGTCCTGCGCGTGTACAAGTACGACCTGATTGCCGGGCAAACGGACTGGAGGCTCGTCTCACCTACGATGACAGTCGCGAAAACCCCCGCGAATTTGTTCGGGTCATCTTTCGCCCTGACGGACGATGGTTCGCGGTTAATTCACGGTTCGGTGAACGACGGTGCCGTCGAATTCTCGAATTTTTCGGGCGGCGGCGACGCGCAGTTCGTGCAACCTTCTCATGAGATATCCGGATCGAGGGTGGTCTTGGACAGCGCGAACGTCGCGGTCGTCGGTTCGTCAACGGATCAGACGATCAGTGTCTACGACGTGAATAACAGCCTGGTGACGAGTTTTACCACGCCGCAGTCGTTCCTGAAAACCCCGACCGGTGACCAGCTCATCGAATCGAAGCCGTTTTCCATCACGAATGACGGTAGTAAAATAGTGACGGTCGCGCCGATCGGTGATGTGATCGTCTACGAAAATCAGGGCGGCGGTGTCTGGTCTCAAGACGGTAACACCATCCCCGTCACGGGGGATCGCGTGAGTTCGGTCGACATAACCAACGACGGTCAGCGCATTATCGTGGGTACCGTGACGGAGACGACCTTCTCGAGTACCACGGGTAAGGCCCAAGTCTTCGACCTCGCGAACGGAGCGTGGGCTCAGGTCGGTACAGATATCACAACCCAAGGTTGGGAGCATAGGTTCGCGAACGTGGTTGCCATCTCGGACACGGGCCGCGTGGTCGTCTCCGGTCAGGGTGCGTACAACGGCGGCCAGCCCGTGGGGACGCTGCAGTCTTACGAACTGGATACGGAAGTCGTCGATCTCACGTTCCAAGCGCCTACCATACAACTGATTGGAAATTCGTACGTCAAAATCGCCCACGGCGACGTGTACACGGAACTCGGCGCGACGATCAGCACGCAGGCGTCTGTCGTCCCCGAGCTCAAGATCAGTGGTGAGGTACAGAATCGCGTGGCCGGTACATACTTCTTACGATACGACTGCGAGGATCTGCTCCGCAAAAGGGCGACTGCTATTTTCCGACAGGTTGACGTCATGGAGGAGTTGAAAGCGCTAGCGTTGATTGGGGAAAGGGTCGTCTATCACACGAAAGACACTGTGTATGTGGATGCGGGCGTCGAGGATATCGACGCCACGGGGTACCACGTCGCTCCGGATTCTCTCGTCGCCGTCCCTGGGGCAACGTTCACGCCGAGTGTCGTCGGCGACTGGACGGTCGTGTGGTCGGATCAGAGAATCGATAAGCACCTGCGAGCTGGGACGACAGTCACGCGCACTGTGCGAGTCAGGGCTCGACCGGTGCTGACTCTGTCGGGGGGTTCCTCGATTTTTCATCAGTTAAACGATCCGTACACGGATCCGGGCGTTTCCGTGGACGTGGGAACTGTCACGGCCACTCGACCGAATGTTCAGGAGACTGGCGTGAATGTCCTGACGTACACCGCCGTCGACGAGTTCGGGATCGAAGCGCTTCCCGTCACGAGGACTGTCAACGTGAAGGAGAGACCGTCCATCGTGGCGGCGCAGGCGTCGTTTTACAATATCATCAGTGATCCCATATCGGTGCAAGCGCCCACCGTGATAACGCCGGAGGGGTACGCTTCGGACCTGACACCCTTCCTGCAATCTTCCAACAACATTAACATCAACGTCCGGGGCGAGTACACCATCAAGCACACCTTAGTGGAGAGCGACGGCATCTCCGCGATTCCTCTCAATCAACAATTTTCAGTCGGCTCGCACGGATCTTTGTTACGCACGGTGTCAGGGACCGTATTCGCGCTCTCAAGAAACGGAGGCGATCTGGCTGTGTTCGACACGACGCTGAAAACGTACAAAGTCCAGGGTTTCGCGCAATACGGAGACGTGACCGTGCCGGCGCCCGTCACTTCAATCAAGTTCACACCCGACGCGCAGTACATGGTCGTCGGCATGTCGTCGCACCTGACGATCGGCCTCGTCCGCGTGTACAGGAAAAACGCCGTTTTCGCGGGTGGATGGGAACAGGTGGGATTCGATCTGTTCGGGACGGACTATCTCGGCAAGTTCGGCGAGTCCGTGGACATCAACTCCGACGCGACGAGAATCGCAATCGGCGCACCCGAGGCGGGTACGGCGATATCAAAAACGGGGTCTGTCAAAATTTACGATTGGACTGGATTTTCCTGGCAACAATCGTCCTTTGTCATCGAGGGGACGATCCCCAGTCAGTTCTTGGGCTTTTCGGTCTCCCTGGATAACGAGGGGGTGACCCTCGCGGTGGGGTCACCCGGTCACAGCAGGACCACCGTATCGGGTGCGACTGTTACTACAATTAACGTCGGTAAGGCGTCCGTGTACAAGCTGGTCGGATCCGACTGGCAACTCTCGGGATCTGAAATCGAAGACGGGACGGAGGAAAAACGGAACGGCACGTCGGTTTCGTTGTCTCGCAACGGAAAGACCTTAGTGGTGGGCTCCGTGCTCGGCGGCGGTGTCCGGGTGTACACGCTCGGCGTCGACTGGACGGGGACGCACGTTCCCGGAAGTTTCGGAGAGTCGGTGTCGCTGTCGTCTGACGGAAGCACGTTCGTGGCGGGGTCGAAGGACGAACACAAGGGTCGTGTCTATAAGTACGCGCTTGGCTTGGGTGGCTGGTCCCGGAGCACGGATACGTTCGACACGGTCGTCGCGGGGGAAGGAAGCACGACCATGCTCGGAAAGAGTGTCAGCCTCGACGGTTCGGGTGAATTACTCTGTGTCTCCTCGAACGCGGATGTTCGGATTTACGGCGTTTAAAAATATATTTCGATATAATAGTACAGGATGTCCAGTGGGGCGATCGCGCAGTTGATTTCGAGAGGGCAACAAGACCGACACATCACCGGCAACCCGGAGACCACGTATTTTCACACGCGTTTCAAGCGCCACTCTAACTTCAGCGCGTTCACGCATCCACAGACCCTGCAACAAACCCCTGCCGCGGGGAACTTCAGCACGGTCCGTATCCAGAAGATGGGCGACCTGCTCAGCTACGTCACGATCGTCGCCGACGATCCCACCGATGGGGCGCAGCTCATCACGGATTGGAGGACGATAATCGACCACGTGGACCTCTACATAGGGGGGCAACTTATTGATTCTCAGGATTCGGAATTCAGCGAAGGCATAGCCATCGACCTGTTCGCGAACAGCTATTCGAAGACTTATCCGGCGTCCCTGCACGGCGGCGTGGGATCTCAGTCGTATTTTTACCCGCTGAGGTTCTTTTTCGAAAACTGGCAAACGAGTCTACCGCTGGTTGCACTCAATTTCCACGACGTCGAGCTTAGGATTTACTGGCAGGATACCCTGCCCAACTACACCTACATCGTGGACGCTTGTTTCGTGATGCTCGACGAGGACGAGAGAAACTTCTTCGCGTCCAATCGTCACGACATTTTGATCTATCAAGTCCAGAAGAATCAGCCGAGCAAAGAAAAGACGATGGACTGTGTGTTCTCGCACCCGGTGAAGTATCTAGCGTCAAGTAACGTCACGGCCGATAACGTGAACAACACCCTCGTCTCGAGCGTCAACAAGGTGAAACTGCAGATCAACGGCGTCGACCTGGTAGATTGGAAAAGATCCGTTCCCTATTATACGTCGATCCCGTGTTATTATCATTCCGAGTTCTCGGCGAGCAACACCGATCAGATGTTTTTCTATCCGTTTTGCCTAAGCGCTGGGAAGCATTTACCCACAGGGACCTTGAACTGTAGCCGGATAGATTCGCTCAAAATTCAGTGCACGGAAAACATTAACACCCCAGTGTATGCGGTCTCGTACAACATACTACGTATAGACAAGGGCATGGCTGGAATACTCTACGGGGATTAATTTTGTACATATCATATAAGATGAGTAGCACCAAGGGCAAGTCCAACGCTCCGTGGAACGAGTGCATCGGACAGATGAAAGGCCAGCAGGGTGTTTCTCGTAGGAATGCGCAAGCGGATTCTTTAAGACTCGACGATTTTCTGGGTGCCAAGTTCAAAGGAACGAACTACAAGATCGGAACCTCGCCCGCCTTCCAGGTGGGCAACAGGTACGGCATCGATCCAGATCTTCTCAAGGGTGTTAAAAAAATTCCCTCGCAATACATCATCGCCTCGAGCGGACAGGTCCTCGACGGAGAGAACACGGGAGACATTTTCGGGTGGTCGACGGACCTCTCCGAAGACGGTCTGACGTTAGCGGTCGGTTCGATCTTGAACGATAACACCAACGGTACCAACTCGGGCAGCGTTCGAGTGTACGCGCGATCGGATCCTGAGGAAGCCTGGGTTCAGAAGGGAGTGGACATAGACGGCGAAGCCGCTCAGGATTATTCGGGTTGGGCCGTCGCGCTCTCCGCGGACGGCGATCGCCTCGTCGTCGGCGCCGTTTTTAACGACGACGGTGGCAACATTAACGCCGGCCACGTACGCATCTACGACTGGAACGCGGGTACTTCGCAGTGGGTCTCCGTCGCAGAGTTTAACGGCGGCGTCGCCGGTGACTTTTTCGGGTATTCCGTGGCGCTCTCCAGGAACAAGACCCGCCTCGCTGTCGGCGCTCCTTACGGACTCGACGAAAGAGGGTACGTGAGCGTCTACGAGTATGACGGTACCGCATGGCAGCACGTCACGACCATCAACGGCGTCTTAGACGAAGGTCGGTTCGGGAAAGTGGTGGCACTGAACGATGACGGTTCCCGTCTCGTCGTTTCGGCGCCGCATGCGCTCGGTGACACCGGCGTCGTGTACTTTTACGACGGGTCAGCTAATTTACTAGCCGAGAAGACCGGACCAGGTCTCGGTGTAAAGTTTGGACATGCCCTCGATCTTAGGGGTCACACTTTGGCGGTAGCGGATATCACGAGCGCGCCCCTGAAAATATTCGACGTGTCTTCGGATACGTTTGTCGCCCAGACCGCACCCACAGGTATTTTCCGATCCACCGAGGCGAAGGTGAAACTGTCACAGGACGGAAACGTGTTACTGTTCAGCATGCCAGCGATAAACACGGAAGACAACGTGATAAACTCCACTGCAGTACAGGAGTTAAGTAAGGTGGGCCTGGTCAAGATATTCGCTCGCGACGGCGATGCATGGAAGCAACGCGGGTGGGATATGAAATCGTACGCATCGAACAACGACGAATTCGGCAAATCCATAAACGTCTCGGGAGACGGCCTGGTCATTTGCATCTCCGCACCTCGAAAAGATGATTTTAGCACGGATCGAGGTTGCGTGACTGCTTACACGGTGCGACCGATATCGTATTACGTGAAACCGACGATCACCCTGCTCGGTCTAAACCCTCAGCCCGTGGAGGCCAACACCAGATACGTCGAGGCGGGTGCGGTCACCGACACGGGAGCCACCGTGACTATCGTGGGCGACATCGAGGATAACAGTGTCGAGGGTCGGGAATACACGGTGCGATACACAGCCGCCAGCGCTTTCGAAACCACGACTGTGGAGAGGACAATCGTCATCACCAAAAACCCGACAGTTCCCGAGATAACCCTTAATGGCGACCCTACCATGAAAGTTCCGATCGGGGGTGTCTTTAATGACCCAGGTGCGAGTTCGAACATACCCGCGTCGATCACTACTGATACTTCCGGGGTCGATTTCCAGAGAGTCGGTGTGTACGAGATAAAATACACGGCGGTTTCAATATATGGGATTTCGTCCGTGACACTGACAAGGCGCGTTTTCGTCGTGTACGACATCGAACTCGAAACTGTTGACTTGGTAGGCAGGGCGGCGCGCCTGTCGAAAGATGGGTTCATCGCGGGTACGGGTGATTTTCTGCAGAATCAGGTGACGCTTTACGAATGGAACCCGATCTCGCCGGTGTCGTGGAAAAAGGTCGGTCAGACGATCAGAGCCCACGTCACCGGCTCCGCTTTCGGGGCGAGTCTTGACCTGTCGACGGACGGGTTGACGGTCGCCATCGGCGCCCCCGGCCTGTCGGGACTGGTGCGAGTTTTTCAATACAACTTTCTCGTGAACGCGTGGGAGCAAAAGGGTGACGACATAACAGGCGTGGACGACGGGGACAAAATTGGAGACTTCCTCTGCATCAGCGGAGACGGCAATGTCGTCTCCACTGGCAGTGCTACTCCCACGAGTAGCAAAACTCCGTACGCCTTCTCTTACCGTTACTCTGCCGCGACCGAGACGTGGACGAAGTTTCACGAGTACGTGGAACCGCTTAAACTTCCATCGAACGTCGCCTCGAAACCCTTTTCCGGATCTCTGAACTCGAGCGGATCCAGGTTGTTGCTCGGCGCGCCGGTGAACAACTATACCACGGGTGCCATCTTCCTGTTCGATTTGAACACTGATCAAAAACTCGTGAGTATATTCGGCGATGCAGTCGGTGCATACCTCGGTCAGTCGGTGAAGCTGACGCCGACTGGAGATACCTTCGTGTACGGGGACGTCTCCGCGGCGTGCGTGAAAGTATACGCCGCGAACGCCGCTACGGGATTTTGGGGTCAGATGGGAGAATCCATCACCGAGTCGTATTCGTCCGGTGGCGAGTTCGGGAAGCACGTCGACATCTCCAGTGATGGTACCATCGTCACATTCTCCGATCCTTCCACGGTTGTGGGTCAGGGGCAAATATACCAATATGCTTGGGATGCGTTGAATTCGACGTGGATAGCGAACATGGTTGAGGTGAAGGACAACATCACCGGATCTTTCTTCGGTCGTAAATTTTACGTCACCGAGGACGCTTCAAAAATACTCACGGAGAGTACAGTATCGTTTCAGTACTTTCGGTGGAATGTCGCGAGACCGGTGTTTTCGATCAACGGGACTCGCATCCTGCGCTTATCCATCGACCAGGAGTATGACGAAACCGGCTACGTCGCGAGCTTGGCGGACATCGCGGTCACGGGTGTGGTGAATACAGCGGTCACGAAAGATTACGTCGTCAAGTACACGATGACCAATGATCTCAATCTCTCCGAAGTTGCGTACCAAATCGTCAGCGTTTCCGGTGGCTTGCTTCAACTAGGTTTCGACGTTAAGAATTTCGATGCATCCAGCACGCCGGTAAATTTTGGACGGTCCGCGAGCATGTCGAGCGACGGTTCTCTGATCGCTGTTGGTGCGCCGGGATTCGACGGAGACACCGGTATGGTGAAAATTTATCAGTTCAATCCGGCGACAGTCCAATGGGACTTACAGGCCACCGTCCTTGGTCCATCGACAGGGTCTTCTTTCGGATACTCAGTATGTTTGAGTAAGAATGGCGCGAGACTGGCCATCGGAGCACCCGACACTGCGAACGGCCTCGTGCGCGTCTACGCGTCCAGTGGTGGCGCGTGGAATCAACTAGGAAGCGACTTGACGGGTACGACCGGTGGAAAGTTCGGGTTTTCTGTCGCACTCAATCTCGAGGGTTCTCATCTTACGGTAGGCGAGCCGCGGAAAGTGTTCGACGTGAACACTGGGGCGGGAGTCGTGAGGACATATGAGTACGTCACGCAGTGGACGGAAGTTTCCAGCATGGTAAACAATCAACTCGAACACGAGCTGGGGTACGGCGTAGCCATCACGTCGACGACCAACGTGTTCTTGGCTGGAGCTCCGATGGCCGGGCCGGGGTACGTGAAGCTGTCGACGTACGGTGGCGGTAACATCCCCCTCTTCGCTCCGACGTTTGTCTTCGGTGAGAAGTTCGGTTGGAGCGTCAGTATCTCGGATGACGGTCACACGTTCGCCGTCGGAGCTCCGTATTACAACAACAAGACGGGGCGCGTGCTCGTATACGATGCGACGACGTCGCCGCCGTCTCCGAAGGGGAGTCCCATTGTCGGTGAAGCACCGCTCTTGGAATTTGGTTTGTCCGTGCACGTCTCGGGTAACGGTCAAAAGTTGATGGTGTACGCAGGCAACGGTCGCGTCTCTACCTTTCAATTTACCAATTCGCAGTGGACTGCCAACGCCGACGAGATCATCACGTCATCTGAGACCAACGCGCAGTTCGGATACGCCCTGGCTAGCTCGGGCGACGGCAGGCGAATGTTGATATCAACTCCGTTATCGGATTTGGTTCAGGTGTACTCGACGGAAACCACTCAGATCACGAACGCGGATTTCGTCGGACCTACTTTGACTCTTAACGGTCCAGCGACCTTTACCGTCGGTCAAGGTGAAGTGTTCACCGACCCGGGTGTGCGAAGAGACGACGGATTTTCTGAGTTCATCACCACCGGCGCGGTCGACGGCAACGTTCTCGACACGTACAATTTGACGTACAGTGCGATCGACAATTCCGGGAATCCATCCCTGAACACCGTGAACAGGGACGTTACAGTGATTTCAAACCAATCCAACAATGCACTTTCTCTACCCGCGGTCAACTCCTCGCATAACAACAATAACGCATGCGTGCAGATGTCAAACGACGGTACGCGATTTGCGGTTGCGTCGGGTGCGCCTGCAACGACGTACGTAAGCGATCAAGTCAGTGCCAGTAATGCGCAGGGTTTACACGGGAGCGTCGTAGTGTATGAAATAAACGAGTCCTCATCCCCGATCACGTTCACGCAAGTCGATGAAATTACGGATGTCAAGCCAAACTTTGCCACTGCGATCCAAATGAATCGGGATGGGACCAGAATAGCGGCGATGCACACACTGGATTCTTCGTCCACGGAGATCTCCGTGTACGGGACGGGAAACGATCTGCATACGCCACGGACTGTGCCTTTCCCGGACCTCGAAACTTCTTCGTTTAATTTCGGCCTTCCCATCTACGCTTCCATCGCACCGATAACAGATCATCCTGGAAACTTATTCGGGCGCAGTGGAGATCGCCAGTCGTACAGGTACAAAAACCTGGCGACATCGAGCGACGGGAAAGTCGTCGCAATAGGAAAGCCGACCGATGATGGGACAGACCGTGTAAGCGTGTACAGACAGGTTGGGGACACCGCGACTCTCGGGACGTTGGTTCAGTACGGGAACACCATTTCTCCGACCGGTCTCACCTCGACACGCTCCGATATTTCTTCCACGGGTGATAAGATCATCTTTAGTGCGGACGATACCACTTTCATCTATAAAAAATCATCAGGGGGCTTGGTGAAGGAACAAGAGTTCGTGTTCATAGAGAGGACTGCGAACGCAATGTCGGATGACGGCGCGGTGGTCGCGTTGAACGCTGCTGCTGAATCAGCCTTCTTCCCAATAACGTTAATCGGTGGTGACAGGGTTTCGATCACTTTGGGAAGCTCATGGTCGGATCCGGGGTTCACGTACGTCGGCTTGGACACTGTGACCGTCACTGGAACCGTGGACACCTCGCAAGAAGGTGAATACATCGTACAATACCAGGCGACAAACATCACCCAAATCAGGATCGTCAGCGTCGAGTCGATTTTAACCGGTTCTCACTCGGCAACGAACGTCCCATACGGACCCGGGTTTGCGGGATGGACGGGGACTTGGAGGCATTATGACTTTGATGTTTTCACCGTCCCTGCGGGCTTTCAACCGGTAGGGTCGATCACGCTGTCGATAACCCTCAACGGAAGGATTCCAGTGCCGGGTCACTGGCAGTATCAGTCGATAGTGATCTTTACGGACTTTTATACATTCTTCTCGAGCATAGATTTCACATCCAACGCCAACGGTTCGGAAGATTCCGTAACATATGGGTATGGTTCCAGCACTGGAACTACTTACACTAATCACAGGAAAACGGCGACAACAACTGTAGGATCCTTATCGCCGGGTGATGTTGTAAAAGGTCGTCTATACCTGAAGAACACCTACTACAAAACATTCAGCGTGGACGTAAAAGCCGATTACTCATTAATACCGACCATCACACTGACAGGTTTATCCGAGAATGTAATCTCTATCGGAGAAAATTTCGTCGACCCCGGTTTCACATCGGACGATCCCTCCGATACTCTCTCGACGTACATCACCGCTGCGTTGCCGAAATTTGTACCCTGTAAGCAACCCATAGTGTACCGCGCCGTCAGTACAACAGGAATTATAGCTTACGCGGTTCGATACGTCGAGGTTGTTGGAGCCGGGGGGGAGTCCAGGGTACTGATGTACCAACATTTGGACGGCGGCTGGTCACAAATGGCGGAACCCATTTACTTACCAAAACCCCTTGATTTTCAAGACTCCGAGGTCGCACTTTCGGAATCGGGTTACAGGGTCGCAATAAGCAAATATGTGCTCGGTCAGGGTTCGATTTTCACGTACGAATACAATGAGCTCACATTTCCACCCAGTTGGGTGCAGTACGGTTCAGTGATTGAGATTTCAAGCAACAATCGAAAACCGGGGTCTACCCTGGCACTGTCAGGGGACGGCAGCCGCCTCGTCGTTGGAAGCCCCGGTGACGCCAACAACGCGGGTGAAGTCTACGTGTACGACTTTGATATCGCCACTCAAGCGTGGGTAAGAAGGAATCAGGATTTATGGTCCCTGACGACATCCAACTTCGATTCCGCGGGTGTGACGAATTATTCCATGGATCTGTATGGACATTCGGTCGACATATCCAAGGACGGGGCGTACATCGCCGTCGGTTCACCCCCGAACACCACCGGACGCGGACACGTTTCTGTGTACACCCTTGCCAATGGCGCCTTCGTCCTGAAGGGAGATCCGGTCATTGCAAGTGTGAGCCAACCGGAATTCGGTCGGTACGTTTCTATGACAAGCGCGGGACTCGATTTCGCGACAAATTTCGGTGCGAGCGATGTCATGTGGTACAGGTTTACCTTCAAATGGGTCCAATTCACCTCAAAATCATTTTCCGCTCCAGTCGTGAGTGTGGCTATAAGCGAAGAAGGTGACGACATTCTGGCAGTAACGGACGTCGTGGAGGTACACACCATCGTTGAAACGGAAGTTCCGGGTGGACAATGGGAACAGGTCGGATCTGACATCACACTCGCTTCCGTCACGGCACCAGGTGTAGACGCGAACCCTTCCCCCTCTGCCGGGTCGCGCTACTCACCCGGGATATTCAAACCTACCGGAAACACCAACATCACGGGCTACGCCGTCGATCTCTCGCACGACGGCACGGTCTTGGCGATCGGTCTTCCATTCCTCGAGATTGGCGGTGGAGATCCGTTCGTCGTAAACTCACGGGGAGCCGCCGCCGTGTTCAACTACGACGGCTCGACTTGGAACCAGGTTGGGGGAACGATCGTCCCGAAATACGTGTACGACAACGCGTTGACCAGTAAATACGACGGCGTCACCGGCGTGACGGTTCTCAACGAATTGGCCGAAGCCAACACCTTCAGCGGCGCTGAGGTATCCATCAGTGGTGACGGACAATACATTTGCGTCGGCTCTCCGGGGTACCTTTCGAATCCGATCGACGTTCAGCCCATGGATTCTCTGCCGAACGAAGGCGGAATGACCTTCTGGACACTGTACAGGAGGAACGAGAGCTGGGCGCCGACCAATGATCTGTACAACGTGGGTTGGGAGCCCGTGGTCAGGCGAGACAGCGAACTCTCGGCAAGTCTCTCGGGGTACAATCCGCAGAGCGGCAGCGTCAATGAAAAGAAGCGCGAACTTTTGGGTCTCGGTCTTAAGGTCTCCAGCGATGGGTCGATGGTCGTTTTCGACACGAGAACGGACGGAGTCAAGATCCTCGCCGAGAGTTCGGGTGTGTGGTCCGTGCACGGGCTTCTCGACGACGGACTTCCTCCGAAGCCAGTACCTGCGACGACGGACTTCCTCGTAGCCAGGAATATGCTGAACCCGCCCGCGGTCAACACGACGTACACGCAACAGCCGAGTGCGGCGGTCGGCTTCGGTAATTTTCCGGCCAAATATTGGCCCGTCAGTTACATCTCGCTGTCGACCAACGATAAGTTTTTGTCCGTGTCGAACCCGTTGTTGGATCCACTCGACAGGGCGACGTCGACGACGAATCAACAGGTCGAGGATCTCAGGTTAGGTCGGGTGACGGTGTTCAAATCGAGCTCGAGCACAAACTTTACTGTGCTGGGTGACGCCATCGTTGGCGATACGGACGCGTACACGTGGGGGGTCGACGATTTTGCGTACTCGCACTCGACCATCTCGGATAACGGTCTTACCATGGTCATTCCACGTGGGGTAATACCCGCGCTTTTAGATGTTCAAGAGTACGAAAAACGGATTTCCATCTACGATTTCGACAGGGACACGAACGCGTGGGGCTTGCGCGTTTCTTCGGTCGTCGAAGGTACAGGAGTCAGCACCGCGACTTTCCCCGTCGAGTATAATTTCTTGACGGTGCTAACGAAGAATCGATCGGCGGTGAGTGCACTGTACTTCGGGCCCACGCAGCCCGTGTTCAGGCAATACCTCGTCTCCACCACAATTGTACAGTCGTCGTACAACAAAGTATCCACCTTGTCTATGGCTTCGCAAAATCTCAACGCCCAACCGTTCCCTCTCGACCCTCTCCTTCCCAACGAAAGAATTGCGGACTTTGCCATGAGCGACGATGGAATTAAGATAGCGATCGGCAACGCGAGGGGTGTCACCGGATTTACCACTATAAACGCGAATAAGGAGATGGGTTCCGTGAGTGTATTCACCTACGATACCTCGGCTGAAGAGTGGGGTTCACAGGTGCTGCTCAGTGTACCAGATACCAGCACGTACGTGAACTCCGGGTTCGTGTCGGCGCAGTTCGGTACGCGGGTCAAGTTCTTGCCGGACGGAAACACGCTGGTGGTGAGCGCACCGACCAGTAGGAACGGACTGGGCGACATCTTCTTCTTCGATACGTCCTCAACGACGGCAATCGCGCAAAAAACGATTCCGTACGCCAACCCCTCCACCGGGTCTCAGGGTATGTTCGGAAGTTCCCTGGGTATTTCCGATGATTACACGCGACTGTTCGTCGGCGACCCAGGGCATGACAGCGGCATGGGTAGGATCGCAGTTGTCGAATACGATGAGTCGTCGTCGTCGTGGAGCGGTACCCCCCAATACATCACACGGAACCGTGTCCTTGAGGCGTACGATAGACCACCGACCGTAATAACCTTGACAGGAGTTCTAGTTTATAATTATTACGGCTACTATAATTATGAACCGGACATACTTAACAATAACGGTGGATACTGGGGTGGAATCCCGTTTGGTTTAATCGAATGGTTTGTGACAACTTCTTATTATTGGGGGACACAACTAATCTATAGCACGCAGAGCTATGTTGAACAATTCTCTTTTCGCTTAGTGGGGAATGCACCGTCATATGGACCGTCACCGAACTATGTACCGTCATATGCTAATCAAAATCAGGACAGAGGGCTGTGGCTTCCTGTGAATTTTGGACCAAATTGGTCCGTCTCCTTCCAATGGTGGTTCAGAAAAGGTAACGAAGGCGATATGCGTTTCATCTTCTTCGCCCCGAACCAACCAACTTCGTACGCGGGGCACGGTGGATACCAGGTGATCCACCCTGAGTTAGAACATCAAATTGCAGATCCCACGGGTGCTTCACTCTCGACGGTGCAAACCACGTACGACGGGATAAGCGGGGTTGGGATTAACGATCCTACACGAGGGTTTAGCACGGTGACAATATCGTACGATCGTGGCGTTTTGACCACAAACGTTTCGGGTGCAGTCAGCACGAACCGTACGTATACTTTCACAGGTTCGGATTTGAGCGCGCAGGAGGCCCTATGGTGGACAACAACGTATATCGCGATAGCTGGACGAAGCGGGTCTCAGGCAACTAGACGAGAGGATAACATTCGAAATATAAACGTCACTTATGAATACGAGTATTCATTGTATGAAAACGTCATGTTCGGTCGGGACTTCGACGTCACGAGTAACGGAGACCGTCTCGTATCTTCTTTGTTAGGTAAACTAGGACGCCATTCACCCACGGTCACCTTGACCGAGACTTTTCAGGAATATTTGCAGTTGAATTCCGGTCTTGAGGTAGCCGAAGTGATGGAGAGGAATGCCACGACAGGGGTGTGGGGTTTGAGTGGTGAAGTTCCGGAGCGTTTGAAAATTCAACCGACTGGTGCATTACAGTCCCTGGCGGAGAACATGTCGATTCGTCCTACCGCGAAAATATCAGGGAATGGTTTGTATTTCATGTTCGGCATTCCCAGTTTGTATGCGCTAAACGGAACCGGCGGCATAGAACGACAAACGAACGATCTGAACATAGTAGGAAACTATTACCCTGTCACACCGACCATTTCTCTCGTCGGGGACGCTGTGATAACTATTACTACCGGCACTTCTCTCGTGGATCCGGGTGCGGTCGCCTATTTATTTGGGCTTTCGCTTCCAGTAGTCGTCAGCGGTGATGTCGTAGATGTTAACACGGTCGGAACGTATGTGGTAAGGTACACGGTCACGAAAGTCTTGACCAACTTCGTCGAGCGCACGTTCATCGTCACAGTGCCGAGTGATCCTCCGACACTCACACTCCTGGGCAGCGCCAGCGTCAGTCTTGTCGTCGGCAATCCTTACACCGAGCCCGACCCACCCGTAACGTTCACAGGTGGCGGTTTAGAAAGATACGGCGATCCACCGAGCGGCGACGTCCCGGGTACCTTCACGATACGTTACCTGGTGCGAAACAGCTTAGGCGTCGTGTCCGTCCAGAGGACGGTCACGGTGGAACCCGACACCACACCGCCGGTGATCACCATTCTCGGCGGAGATGTCGTGCACAAATTCAAGACGACATATCGCGATCCCTCGTACCTACAATCCGACGGAAACGAAGATGTCTTCACGACAACACCAGAGCACCTGCTCACGAGCAGGGATATAGGGAACTACCTAGGTACCACGCAGGTCACGTACAGTGCCACCGATCAAATCGGAAACGTGGGGACGACCGTGCGCAACGTCACCGTGAAAGACGAATTCGAGACCATCCCAGTGCAGCAGACCGAGACTGGTCATTCCTGGACCCTATCGAGCACGGGTAACAGGGTAGCAGTGATGGATCAGAGTGCAGTATCCATTTACGAAACCGGCGGCGCGCTGGTCAACTCGTGGTCCGGTATGGGCTCGCTGCAAGGGCAGATGGTCCAGCTCAACTCCGACGGCACGGTCGTGGCTTTCACGACTACGGTGGGTGTCTACGTCTACGAGTACACAACGTCGTGGATCGAAAGGTCGCCTCATAGTTCCTACCCGAGGTTCACAGTCCCAGGTTCAGCGGCGTATCGCATAGAGCTTTCTGACGATGGAGATACCCTCGCGGTTTCCTACCCGGGCGGGACAACGACATTCTTCGACGAGGTCGCCGTGTTCAGGTGGAACGCGACTACGTACGACCTCGATTATAACCAGGGATCTACGACGAGTATAGGTTCGATGTCGTTGAATTCTACGGGAACGCGTCTGGTTTTGGGGTACCCGAACTTCAGTTTCTCGGGTGCGAGCATTAACACTGGCTCGGGTTATAGAGATTTTCCCGAGGGCCTCAACGGAGTGTCCTACGATGCCTTCAGTGGAGACTTCAAGCTCACGAACCTCTGGCGTTACGGAGAAAACAACACGATGTTCTGGAGAATAAACCTCGGGTCGGTCTGGAGTGTCACGTGGGACTGGTACATCTACGGGCCTCACTGGGGTGGCGCGGACGATATGCGGTTGATCTATTATGCCCCTAATCCTATAACGGCATACCAGGCGTCCGTGCACGGCGGCTACAACAATTTCTATGAGTTTTGGGAAGGAGATACCCATCAAATACGCGATAACACCGACGTCTACAAGAAATCTGAGAATGTCTATTACGGGACCAATCGATGGCTTACTGTGCGTGTCTCATACGATAACGGTGTGATGACTTCGAGCGTCCGCGTAAAATACTGGTGGCAGGCGTTTAACCCCCACGTGTCGACAATGACTTATGATTTCGGTGACGCGCACCAGCACTTGTACGGCACCCCTACGTACTTTGGTTTTAGTGGACGGACCGGGGGCGTTACGTCTTCTCAATGGATAAGAAACATCCAATTTTCTGAGTTCGTGACGAACTCCGGCGCGATCGAGGTCCTCGATAGGGCGGGGCCAGCGTCTTGGTCACAGGTAGGATCCGACATCAAAGGTGGACAAACGAACCAGAAACTCGGCACGGTCGTCAAGATATCCGGAGACGGTTCGAGGATTCTGAATATCAACGAAGGGAGAGACGGCAACGATCAAAAGCTGTCCGTCTTCACGCTCAATTCCGGAACCTGGACGAAGAACCCGATCAACGCCGTGGAACGGACGTTCGACACCGGCGACGGGAATGATCTCGCCGACATCAGTGATGACGGGTCTTTCCTCGTCTACGCGAAGGGGACGGGCACCGAATTGTACGCGACGCACCCCCAGGGCCTCGCGTCTAAGTATCTGGATGGATTCAAACTGGACGGCGGTGTGTACAGGCACGTTGTCCAAGCACCCGTGCCGTCGGCGTCTACCAACCGCGTCGCACTGGCGGGGGACGCTTCCAGGGTTTTGGTGCTGAACGGAGAAGAGCCTTCGGTGTTTGACGTGAACGAGACGGTCTTCGATCCCATCATCACGCTGAACCAGAGTGACGATCTCGACACCTTGACCGTCGTCGGCGGCGCCTACACGGAGCAGGGCGCGACCTCGAACGTGACGGACGAGTCCTCGGTGACTGTTGGAGGCGATACGGTCACGGCCACGCCCGGAACGTATAGGGTCACGTACTCCGTCACCGACTCGAACACCGGTCGGTCGGGATTCAGGTCTAGGGTCATGATCGTTACTTAAAAGAGAAGGTGGTAACAAATAAAAATGAACGCCGAGTCCATCGCCGAATACATCACTAAACTCGAGACCCTGAATGAAGAGTCTCGGGAAAAAATCGAGCAACTCAAGAAGCTCCTCACGCAGGCGAACGACGAACGCGTCGCGGCCCTCGAGGAACTGAACGGGTTCCGCGACAAGAAGCGATACAAGAGTCTCTTCGAAACGACCACCAAACCCATCGGCGACGACGACGACGATTACGATTCCGCAGAGGATTCGGATTATGAGGAGTCGGATGACGAATTCTTCACGTCAAAGAATAACGATATCTACGAGATGCTCACCGACCTCGCCGAGAAATGGCCGAATTGGCGAATGGCCCTGCACCGCGCGGCCGACGCTATATTCTACCTGCCGTACCGCGTAACGAGCGCGCGCGAGCTCGTGCAGGGCCCCAACAAGGTTTCAGGTATAGGTCCTAAGATCGCGAAGCAGATCGACGAGTACCTCCGCAATCCGAACAAGAAGCTCGCGGACCTTTTCATCAAGATTGGAAACCTCGAGGAGTCGCAGTTCAAGTCCGAAGCCTACTGGCGCGCAGCAGAAGTGCTCAAGAGCCTGCCGGATAAGATCGAACACGGGTGGCAGGTGGAGAACATGTCCGGCTTCGGCAAATCGATTTGCGCAAAGATCGACGAGTTTCACGAGACTGGTGAAATCAAACGACTCAGTGAACTCCTCATGAATTAGATATACTATACAGCGTTAACGCATTGAGATAAATCTCCAACTTATCACCAAATTCTTCTTCAGGCAGGGATTCAATATTCCACGCCAATTTGTGGTACCACTGCGGTGATCTCCTCACAATGGCGATTTCCTCATCTATGTCGAAACCGACCGGGAAACGACGGCCCTCCTTTAAGCTTAGTATGTAGTCGGCATGTTCTTCACTGAGCAAGCGGAAGAGGTAGACGAATTGGGAGTATTTCCCCCCGAACTTCGCCCAGTAGTCCACGCGCTTTTTCGCGGCCCTGACGACTGTCAACACCCAATTGTGGTACTCCATTTTGCCCGCGCGGGTGAAAATGAATCCAATGGAAAAATTTTCTTCACAAAAATTAATGATCGCCAAATTTACCATCGCTCTTAATTCTGTGTTAGCTTTGATCGTGCTGGTGGACAATTACAAGGAGTTTAAAAAGAACAGCAGTCATTGAGTCAGAATGTATATCCAAGCGATATGCCAAACTCTGACTTCGATGGGACCACATTACCTAGTAAACATTTACAGGTGGGTGAAGATGGCGATCTGGGACGCGCCGATCCGGCTCTTCCTCGACGTAGAACTGGAATTACAATCGATCGAACGTTCGACGGCGATGGAGACGGAAACCTAAGCGAACACGTCATCCCCATGAGAAATCTATTTTTACAGTCACGTAAGTACCTCGGCATTCCCGGTATCGCCACCGACGATTTGCGATTCGCTTTTCTTCGGGCGACCGCGCCTCTCTGCCCGGATATTCAACGAAAAATTTGGGAGGAGGTCTTGTACTGCACCGAACCGGTCTGCCCACCGGCGCCGGTGAAATGTTCCGCAGTTTCTTACAGGCGATCTTCGGATTCGATTCCCCAAAAGTCCTGACGTTCACGGAACACCTGACAAAGTACGACATAATCAGAGCAAAAAACGAATGCGGCGAGTACAGGTACATCGCGGTCAGCAAAGACGACCGCGACATCGACATACTTATTACGAAGTGTAAACGACTCTTATCCTTCGTAGAAAGTAACGGTCTAGAAATTAAATACGCGGCGGTGCTCGTGGCGTTCGGGAGACAGATCGAACAGTGTGCCGAGGTGGGCGGGGACGTCGATCCCCTGTTCGAGAACTACGACCGTATAAAGCGGCGGATCATGAATCACTCGATTTCCATCGAAAGAAACCTAAGCGAGTGGGAAAGTGGGTACAACAGGTAACGATGGACCTGTTCCACAAGTTGCAGGAGCTCGTCGATAAGGTGGCGGCGTTCATCCCCGAGGGGGACTACGTGGAGATCTGTGACGTGATCAAGGAGATACACGACCGGGTCAAGCCGCCGTCGTTCCTGCTCGATCAGAACGAGCCCATGGTCCGCGACTGGCCTCTCCTGGCCCGGGACGCCATGCCCGTGACGGACGGACAGTGGCCTCTCATGGTCATCGACGATTGAGTTGTCTTTTGCGATCTCGGATGAAGGTATCGAGTATCTTATCTTCTGCTTTTGTTAACTTATACCGGGGAGATGGACCGTTTTGGAACTTGTGTATTTTTCTAGACGTCGCCAGTTCTTCTATCGCTGCGGGTGCCGGTGGGTATTTCTTACCACTGATGCGCTTGACCTCCGCTTTCAGTTTCGCCCGTTCTTTTGGTGTAAGTTTCCACGGGTTAGCCTTAGAACTGATACCGTATTTAATCGTACGCAATTCAGCTGTACGACACGCGCCGTGACAAAATCCGTATTCGATGTCTTTGATGGTCCGGAGTGCTTCGTGTTTGTCGATGAACATATATACTATTACATATGTTTTTATTCGTCGGTGAGCAGGTCGATCTCCTTTTCGTACGTGTGAGAGAGTAGGATCGACCGTGGAAAAAAAGTTTCCCGCACGTGGGAAAATATTTTGAAAATTGATTTTGAAATCGGCCGTGACTTTTGAGAAGTGACCGTCAAAAAGTATTTTGGATTTTGATTTTCAATTTCACCGTGACTTTTCGGGGACCGTGGAAAAAAAGTTTCCCGCGCGTGGGCCGTGACCGTGACCCAAAACCTTTAATAAAAATGTACTTTTACTAGTATATGAAGTACATAGCAATTTTAACACTTCTGGTCCTTTCCCTATGCGTCTCGGTGTATTTTGTTATGGGTAAAAATGGTAAGAAATACCAGGAGCCTGATTTGAAGAAATTACCTGAGAGGACACCGGATGAAGTAGAGCAGCTGAAGAACGAGTTAGGAACCGGTGAAGTTTTGATGATTGAATCCGGAGCCGTGATGGCCGAGCAGCAGTCGACTTCTACGACAGAAAATTATGTGCAAAGGCCTAAGCTTCATCTCTGCAACGGAGATAGACTAAAGACCTACTTAGAGTCTTGTAAACCTTTCGTCGCCGGTCCGTGTCCAGCAAAAGACAAAAAGACCCAGCAGTTAGATCTTCCGTCGTACTGTAACGTGATCGAAGATCCAGACAACACATCTGCGTTCGTTTACGATTTGAGTTTAAAGGATTCAAAATTCTCGGAGTACGAGTCCTGCCCTGATGGAACTCATAACTGTTGGTACGTGGAGGAATTCGATAAAGACGGGACGCTCATAGGGGTTAAGAATCGAAACGGTGACAACTTCCTCGACGTTCTCGTCGACGACATTTGGGATGATCTTTGGGTGGAGAAGATTGTGTGGGGTGAAAAAGTCGACGCGGTGGGGATAACCGAGAGGCAGTATAAGGGTAAGTGTCCAGAAGGGAGTCGAAGGTTCCCTGGGACGAAAGACTGCCGAAAAGTACTCGACAGTACTGCACCTTTCATCATTGCGGTCTCGTATCTTGTCGAACTAAGGGATGGCAAGTTATATGCGAAGAAAGACTTTCCCGAACGAAATCTCAAGACCGGAGACCTCCTGGATTTTTCAAACATGGAACCGGTCCAGTATTATTTGGCCCTGTTTCTGTTGATGAAGTTGGCGGGACTGCCTAAGCCTAAAAAAGTTAAGCTCAACGTACGCAACGCGAAACTGAATAACCAAAAATTTATGAGAATGCGAATTATGAGTGGTGAACACGGCTCAAGCTTCATGGGTGCTGAAGCTGGAGAATCTGTAATGTATCCGGACCGTGGAAAAAAATAACGATCACCGTGACTTTTCGGGGGGCGGCTTCCTCTTCGAGGCGGGTATGCCTCTTGTCTTCGAGGCGGCGGCCCGTTTGTTCGAAAAATCTGAAAAGCTACTTAGACAAAAGCGTCCATACCCCTGTAAGAAACATGGAAGACCTCCGAAGTATCATGTCGATCATCGACCGGTACACGGAGGTCATGACCGAGGGTGATTACCTCGAACTGTGTAACAAACTCCGTGACGCGTATAACAAACGGTCCGATCCGGTGTACATGTTCGACTATGAAAATTTCGCCATCCCTCCTGTGGGTCCCGACGACCGGACGCTGCAATACTTCCATGAGATGTTTTATGAGCGCGCCGCCGATCTCGACATTGATTTCGTCAACGAGCAATTAGCCTACCTTAGCCGTGAACTGGCACTGAACCGACCCCTGAAACGCGTCTCGCCGACCATCAAGGAACAAGTGAAGTACCACTATTGCCATATGAATAATCTTGATCGGTCACAATTCGATGAATCCATGGTGCATCACAAAGATTTTAAGGCGACGTGCCGAACATTTCTGTATTTGGAAAATAATTTTCGGGCAAAATACAGAAACGGGTTAGAGCAACGCATAGATTGGCTTACCGTAGCCTCGGATGATTTGACTACGATCTAAAATGAAACCTAAGCAAAGAGAAATATGTAAAAAAAGTCATGCCGTCAAATCCAGAATTCCGCGAAGCGGTCGGTCTCGAGAACCTGAAGAACCTTCAGCGGATCGCCGACGAGAATGCCGATCAAATGAAGGAGGGTACGTACCTCGAGCTCTGCGGTCTTCATAAGTCCCTGTACAAAGAACACAACGAGCTGCTAGACTCTAACGAGAAGCTGTACACGCTATGGCAAGCCGAGAAGAATAGGGTAAACGTACCGTTCCAGGCTAGACTTCCCCCACTGATGGACATGGATACCGACACATTCGTGCGCGTGAACGAGGAATGGGTGGAGCACTCTGAAGCCATGGACGCGCTACGCGCCGATCTCGCCGTGGCGAACCGGTCACTCAACAACCTGAAGCCGATCGTGCGAATCACTCAGAGAGTGAAGGAATCGGCGATCAAGGATTTCTGCAAGGGTGACCCGCGGGGGGTCGGGCACGGTCCGTGGACGTGGCAGAATCTCGCGCAGCACTACGAGTCCATGTTTTGGTTCGAGACGGAGGCCGAACATAACAATTTCGTGAGCGGTCTAAACGAACAGCATATCTACCAGTGTTACAAGCGCCAGTTTAATGAAAAGGTGGAACGCGCGACGCGGGAAGCTCGGGCGCTGAAGACGAATCTCGAGTGTGAGATAAGACGCGTCGGACATCGCATGGCCCTACTGAGCATGGCTCTCAATTTCAGTCATCGGTAGGTTTGGGTGCACCACCAATGGTTCCCCCCGGTGTACTCGAAGATGATGTGAATAAGCGCGCCGGCGAGGAGGTGTAGCACGGGCGTATCCAGTTTAATGTTGAGTGTAGCGATTCCGTAAATGAGAACCGCGTTCATGATACCTATAACGAGGGCTTCCACTAGGACCGTCGAGGCGGGTCTCATCGTTTTACTGTACGCCGAGAAGATTTATTCGGGGACCTCTTCCTCTTCGAGGCGGGTATCCCTCGTGTCTTCGAGGCGGCGGCCCGTTTGTTCGCGGCATTTGCCGCGAGTTTCCTGCGCATGGCTGGAGAAGGAGATTTCTTTTTCAGGATAACAAACCTGATGTCCCCTCTTCTCACCTTGTGATTAGGTACTATTGGGTTTTTGAAGAGTTTTTCTCTGGCAGGTTTATGTCTTATTTCTTCAATGGCTTTCATGACTAAGGTATTTGACTTACGGTTGTTTTCGCTCATTCCATACACAAGTCCAGCTATGGTACTCGGTGTGAAGTAGGCGTGATGATGCTTGTTCCCCGCTTTCCACGTAACCTTTACTGCCTTACTACCATACCTAAAACTGTTTAGGCTTACGGGGTCCTCATTTGGAAGTTTTTTCAGTTCCACGTTCTTCCAATTCTGCCATGTCATCCAATGGTTTAATTCACTATTTGTCGGCCACCTAAACCAACGTCCGCTACGTCTAGGGTCTACACGAAACCCCGTATTATTTCCCCAGGCATGATTGTAGACGCCATGCATAATTTCGTTTTTTAATGTTTCGGCATTCATCTTGTTTCGAACTTGTTTCGAACGATTATTGTTTGAGTTATACCATTCATGGTACGTATTTTCCAAATAGTCGTTCGCCCCGCGTATCATCCGTAAGATTCTGGAGCTTGTCTTGTTGCCTCGGGGGGTGGTGGGAAAGGGTTTGTACCCACGGTTTTTAGGGTTTAGCCTAAGCCCGTATTCGTTCAACTTATGGAAGTTCGAATTCGAATTATGGGAGTTCGAGACAGCGTTCGAGTTCGAGTTCGACATTCGTACTTACTGTAAGTCAAGAAATAATTCTTTTTGCGCTTTTCTGAGAAGATTTATTCGGGGACCTCTTCCTCTTCGAGGCGGGTATCCCTCGTGTCTTCGAGGCGGTGGCCCGTTTAGAGTTCGAGTTCGAGTTCGCGTTCGAGTCAGAGTTCGAGTTCCAGTTCGAGTTCGAGTTCGACATCGTAAACTTACTGTATGCCGATATTTAATTCCTCTTCCGCTTCTTCGAGGTGATCAGTGCGGTCATGCGCTTCGCCTTGTTTAGGGTTTTCTGACGTTCGCGTCCACCCCGAAACACAGCTTGAATTTTCGTGGCGGCTTTGTTTTTATTTGTACGCTTTTCTAACTTGACAAACTCGAGATTCTTTCGTTGGACTACATTACGGGTGGTTGGGTGCCTGAACATGTTCACATAAGGGTATCTCGTATATATATATTGTAAGGGTATATTGTATTTGTAAAATTCTACACCCTCAATCAACCTTTTTAAATGTGCATGATAATTCATAGAAGACAATCCAACTATCGATTCCGGTGCATAGTACTCGCTGTGTGTTTTTCCACCTTCCTTCCATGAAACTTTGATGGCTTTCCCCTCGTTGTTAAAGTTCCTCATAAGAGGATCTTCCTTTGGAAGATTGTTGAGCATCACCACCTTCCACGTTAGTTTAATTCTTCCTCGCTTTCTCCAATTTTCTCCCCCCGCCCAGCCGTCTGTATCCCAGCCGGAGCTGGACCTCGACCGTGACCTAGAGCTGGAGCTCGAGCTCGACCGCGACCTAGGCCTTCCTCTGAGCGGTGCTCCGGGTGGGGATGACGGACTCCTGGACCCGATGAGTCTTCCGGGTGCTGCTGATGACCTCGACGGGCTCCTGGATGATGACCTCGACGGGCTCCTGGATGATGACCTCGACGGGCTCCTGGATGGAGACAGAAACCGCTCTTCGAACTGTGCGCGAGAAAGTGTAGTAATGTCCCCTCCCTGCCGAACCCATTCTGCTAACCTTATAATTGCATCTGTCTGCTGTCTAAATGATCGTGATCGAGTACGGTGTGCGATTGGACTCGACGCACTCCTGGAAGGTGACCTCCTGGAAGGTGACCTTGGACTTACCATTTCGCTTTACTAATTACCAGGAAAAAAATGTCATGTATCAATAGAGTGAGTGGAGTGATGATCGCAGTCTTTGTGTTACTCCTCATGATGGGTGTCGCGATGATGGCGTACCTGTATTGGTGGCAGCAACAGCAGCAGAAAGTTGTTCCTACCCCCTCACCACCACCGAGACCTTCGATCGCGGATCTACACAGCGAGTGTGTGAATAACCCGTTGAATTGTGAGATTGAACAGACAACGATCGAGGAGGCCGACGAACCCGAATATTACGAGAAGGAATACGGGTTCAAGACCAACCTTCAGAAGATGAAACAGGCTCTGAAGGATGACGGCACGTGCGAAGACGACGAGTGCCCGGAGATTAAGGCCCTCGAGGCGAAAACCCGTAAGATTTCGCAGGACGCAATCCGTGACAGCATGAACCACTGTAAACTTCGGCTCCCCGGGGACCGGTTAAGACGGTCCACGTACGATGCGCGGGGCAAGGAGATCGGGCGGGAGGAAACTCCCATGCTCGGCTTGCGTAACGAGTACATAAACATGTACGTTGAACCTGAACTCGATAAGATGATGGAAGGGCCTTTACCGACTTACCGGCGTTACGAGGAGTTCTTAGAAGCTTACGGTGCTAAGCGCGGCACGGGCGCGCACGGCGTCGGCGGGATCACTGATTGCGACTTCTACGTGGAGGGGTGTGCAGTGGGAGAATCGGACGTGTGCCACCCGGACGCGATCAGGAAACATAAAGACGTTCTCAAGAAACGCCCCCCGATCAAACGTATACCCGAAGAGGACTACGCGAAAACGCTCGCGGAATCGGGTTTGATGGTTGACGACAACGGTGAAGTGATCTTGAGTGTCACCAATCAGACGATCATGGACAATGTCCCAGATGAGGAGAAGCAGAAGATCAAGGATGCGTTCGCGGAGTCCATGCGGGTCCAGAGGTGGTGGGCGGTTGATCTCGATGAAAACGGGTATTTGAGCAGTGAAGAGTTTGCCAATCGCATCGGCGCGGATGACGCACACGCAAGCGACATTTACGTTGGAGGCTTTGATTACGACGGTGACGGCAGGGTGGGGATGGATGATTACTTCAAGTTTGCT